CGGCGTCCGGTGCGTGCTTGCTGGAAGAGAAAGCGCCCCGGGTGGGGCGCTGTATCGAGGGTCAGGTAGCAGCCTGTTGCTGCTGGTCGACGAGTTGCCCGGCGTCGATCCAGACCGCTTGTAGCCAGGTCGGCGTCTTCGCCATCGCCTCCTTGAGCGTGCCGGCGACGATCACCGAGTCGATTTCCTTGTCCATGGTCACGGCACGCAGCAGTGTCAGGGCCTGGCTACGACTCGGCAGGTCCAACACATCGAGGCGATCCAGCAGCGCCAGGCGAAGGCCGGAGATCGTCGCGATGGCCAGGGCCAGCGTCGCGTCGCACCGCCAGCGCTCCGATTCGGACAGCAGGCCGTACAGCCGGCCGCCGAACGTGACGTCGATGTCGGCGCTGATCTGCACGGGCGACCAGCCGGCGGTGCCGGATAGGCGCTGCAGCAGCTCGTTCACCGGTCCGATCGCATCGGCCAGGATCTCCGCTGGGATGCCTGCGGGCGATAGGGCATCGGCCAGGTCGCTCCAGGCGCAGACCTCGGCGTGGAAGCCGGCGGCCTGCTTGATGACGTCCTGGCGCTGCGCGGCGGCGTTGAACGCTTCCTGCAGCGACTGCACCTTGGCCTGCTGCCGATCACGCGCCTGACGCAGTTCGTTGATCGCCTGTTCGCCGTTGGCGATCGCCTCGGCGCTGGGCGCCTGGGCGGTTTCGGCTTCCAGGGCGGCGGCCTGCGCGGCGGCGTCTTCGCTCTCCTTCAGGTCCCGCTGGCTGTTGGCGACGGCCCGCTGAGCGCTGGCAAGATACCCGCGGTACTCCTCCAGACGTTTCGCCGCCTCGGGATCGGCAACCTTCGCCGGGGGCTGGTGCGCGACCAACTGGCCGGCCTGCAGGTCCACGGCGCCCTGGCAATGAGGGCAGGTCAGCGGCTGGTGGGCGGGCTCGCCGCTGGCGGCGGCCTCGGCTGCCATCACCTTTTCCGACCATTCGTCCTGATTGGCCTCGTCGGTTGCCAGCTTGTTGCGCCGGCGGTCGGCCAGCGCTGCGGTTTCGCGCAGAGCGGTGATGCGGCTGGCCCGCGCCTGGGCGTCGGCGTGGGCGCGCTTGCTGGAGCCCAGGGTCTGCTGGGCCTCGTCCAGGTCCTGGGCGGTGGCTCGCAGCTCCGCGCGCGCCGATTCCAGTTCCTCCTCGCTGACGATGACCGGCGGCGCCTCCGGCTCCCACCCGTTCGCCTTCTCGCTGCCGTAGTTCTCGCCGGTGACCGCTTTCCAGGCGCCGCGCGCTTCGCTGGCGTAGTCCTTTGCCTGGCCGACCATGGCGGAGAACCCGGAACGGAGCAGGGGCTTCACCTTCTCGAACAGCGCCAGGTCGATGCCCTTGGCCTTCAGGCGCTTGCCGACCTCGGCCGGACTGGCGCTGGCGTCGGTCAGGTCGAACAGAACCCGGCGGCGATCTTTGGCGTCCAGGGCGGCGAAGCGGCTGGCGTCGAGCACGAACGGCAAGAACGGCGAGTCGGCGAGGGGCGAACCCTTGCCGCTGGGCAGTGCGACCCCGCAGGCCTGCACCTCGTCGGCTTCGTCAAGCCACTCGACGCGGGCCTCGCCCTTCTTGGCGCCCTCGGTGATCAGCTTGTCGATCTCCTTCTTCAGCGAGACGCGGCGCGGCTGGCCGTTGAAGGCCATAGCCACGCCATCAAGCAAGCTGCTTTTACCGGCGCCGTTGTGGCCGGCCACAAGGAGCACCGGCGCAGAAACATCAAGGGCCGCATGACGCAGCCCTTGAAAATTGGTGATTTCGAGTTTCGTGATGCGCATGGCTCACTCCAGGTCGAGGGCGATATCCCCCGGCTTCTTGACGACGCGGTAAGTGTTCAACTCGCGGGATTCCTCGTTCTCCTGCTCGAGCACGATGACGCCCTGGTCCAGCAGTTGGAGAACGACGCGCTCGGCTTCCTCGGTGGTGAGAGCGAAGCGCGATTGCAGCCAGGCCGCGTCGAACACGTCCTTCTTGGTGGCGACGCCGATGGCGATCTCGCCCAGGGTGTGGCCGGCGAAGCGCTCGACGCCGATGGCTTTGATTTCCTCGAACTCGGCCTCGACAACCGCTGCATCCAGTACCTCGCGGCCGCCGTTGCTGTCGGCCGCTGTGACTACGCCTTCTTTCTCCATCCGCTCGATGATGCGGGCTGCGCGGTTGTAGCCGATCTTCAGCTTGCGCTGGATCGCCGAAATCGACGCTCGCCGGGTTTCGCGGACGAACTCAACAGCCGCCTGGTACAGAGGGTCAGTGTCAGCGCCCCAAGCACCGTCTTCCTCCATGTCGCCGTCGCCGCCATTCAGGTCCAGCGGGTTCTGGTCCGGATCCGCCTTCACGTCCTTCATGCCGTCGAGGAACTCAGCGGCGCCGCCGATGATCAGCAGACAGTCCTCGTTCACCGCGTCCAGAAGGTCGTGCTTGTTCGGGCTGGAGTGATTCACCACGATGACGGCCTTCATCTTGTCCTTGGCCGCGATGGATTCGAGCTTGCCGTAGACGGTCTCGCGCTCGGCGCCGGCGATGGTGTGCACCGCGATGGTGGCGGCGTTGCGCACCTGCTGTTCCAGGCGCTCGATCACATCGGTCTGCTTGGCTTCGGACAGCTTCTGCCACACGTCCGGCAGGATGCGGATTTCCTGGATCAGGCCCTGCAGCAGGCTCTTGCCGAGCGTGTCGGCGGTCATGTGGAGGAAGGCTGCGTTGTTCTGGCTCATGGGCGGGTTCCTACTGGTTGGCGATGCGTTCGAGGGTGGTGTGCTGGGACTCACTGAGGAACATCCGCGGGCCGTAGCGCTGGAAGTTGGCGCGAAGGTCGGCGGTGAACTCTTCTTCCCAGGTGGTGGCGGCATTCAGCTCCGCCGCGCCGAGGAGGCTGTTGAACTCCTCGACACGGTCGAACTGCTCTTCGATGGTTCGGCTTGGCATGGCCGGTTACTCGAGGTTGAGCTCGTCGTCGCCGGTGTCCGGCTGCTGGCCCGGGGCGGGTTTGGTGATTTCGCCCGTCTCGGTGTTTACGCCGTCCGGCGGAGATGGCTCGTCCCCATCGTCTTCGGCGGCGACAGCCGGCGGCGCCGGTTCTTTGTCTCGGAGATCATCGACATGCACGGTCACGGTTTCACCCTGGATATCGGTGTCCCGCGGTTCGATGTAGTCGTTGAGCTCTTCGACGGTCTGCAGGCCCATCAGCAGTTCAGGTGCGTACAGGCGGCCGAGCAGGCTGGCGGCGCGGTAGCGCAGCATTACCTCCGGCATGGTGAGCCACTTGCTGCCGTTCTTGGTGAGCCATCCCTCGTCGATCGCCATCTGCATGGAGACGGTCGGGCCGTCAAGGCGCTCGCCGGTTTCCTTCTCGATCACCCAGGCGGTGCAGGAGCGATGGCGGATCTTTGCCTTCCGCTTTTCCTGGGTCCTGTTGCCATTCTTCCAGGTCGTCACCTCGTAGCTGACCTCTTCCTCTTTGCCGGGCTCGCTGAGGTCGAAACGCAGCGGGCTGAAGCGGCCGCAACTGTTGATCGAGGCGATGATGAACTGACTGGACCAACTCGGACGGCCCTCGATCACGTACAGGTTCTGCATCACCATGAGCGGGTCGGCACCCATACGCTGCGCCATGTTCATCGCCACGATGCAGTTCGGCAGGCCGGCGCCGTTCGGGGTGTAGCCGACCACTTTGCCGCGCTCTTTCACTTCGGCGAAGGCGCGGTACTGCACAGGCACCAGGGTGGACGCGCTGAGCGCCTTGGCGACGCGCTGGATCTGGTCAAAGCCGGCGCCGGTGAGGAGGGACATCGGCGCATCGTTGGTTGACCTCGCAACGGCGCTGGTCTTCAACTGCTCCAGTTGGGTGGGTTCGCTCATGCTGCTGTCTCCTTGTAACCCATGAATTTCCGGTACTCGGCCTCGGTCGCAACGCTCACGACGCGGTGCTCGTCGGGCTTGTCCGGCTTGTTGTGCTGCTTGCGCTGGGCCTCGAGGAACTGGCCGCGATCCCAGACGCGGTGGTGGTTGATGACCTCGCGGCGCTTGCCGGTCGGGTCGGTGAGGCGGACGTACAGGTCTTCGGATTTCATGGCGATCCTCATTCGTGGTAGGGGCAGGTCGCCCAGCGCGGGCAGTATTTCGGGCTGCACAGCGGGCTTTGCGGGTTGGGTGGGAATAGGCCGGTGCGGAACATGTCCGCCGCGTAATCGATCAGGCCGCGGTGCGACTCGCTGCCGACCATCACCTGGCGCGCGCCGATGATTTCGCCGACTGCCGCCTCGGGCTTGCCCTTGGTCTTCAGGCCGATGATCTCGGCCGGCGCGGTGATCGGGTCGCCGGTGGTGTGCTCGTAGAGCAGTTCGTAGGTGCCGATCTGGGCCTTGTGTCCCTTGGTCTTGGCCACGCCCTGGCTCACCGCGGCGCCGCCAGTCTTCACGTCTGCGATGCCGACGCCGTGGCTATCGCGCTTGATGCGGGCGCGGTCGAGCTGGCCGGTCAGACGGACGATGATCCCGCCACCGCAGTCGATCTCCATCGGCTTGGTCGTCAACTCGACGGCGACGAAGTCGTAGCGCGGGCTGATGTCGTTGCAGTACTTCGTGTGCAGCGTCAGTCCGGTGGACTCGGCTTCGCGCGGGCTGATGTCGGAGCCGCGCCAGTCGACCTCGAAATCCGGCTGCTGCAGCGTGTGCACCAGCAGTTCCGAGGCGTCGTAGGCGCTGATCGGCTCGCCGTTCACTCGTGCCGCGTCGAACGCGGCGGTGCTTGCGTGGATCGCGGTACCGAGCAGCGCCCGGGGGGATGATGCGCTGCGCATCTTCAGGAGGTGTACGCCCTCCCAGCGGTACCCGCAGTCGAAAAGGGCGCCCCAGGACGAGGCGCGCACGGTGTAGACGGTCATGTGCTCGTACCTCCGAAGCCAGGCCGCGCCACCGGCGGAAACTCAGGCCAATCCGGCGAAGCCTGGAGCCTGTGGTGGAGCGCCACGTGGTACTCATGGGTGCAGATCAGCAGGTTCTCCCGACGGTTGTCGGTCTTCACGCCGTTGATGTGGTGCACCACTTCGTTCAGTGGGTGTCCGCGCCGCACGTGCTTCAGCTCCCGGCCGAGAGCCTGCTCAGCGATCAGCACGTGCTCATACTTGCGGCCGGCCGGTGTCCAGAGCACGACGTAGCCATGGCTGCTCAGGTGGCGGCCGCCTGCCCAGCGGGGAGAGCGCTCGCCGGATTTGTCACCGCGCAGGTGGTGGCCCTTCACGTAGGCGGCCGGCTGGCCTTTCACCCAGCCTTTCGACCGATCGTTCACCGGAGCGACGCGCGTAGCAGCGCCGCACCCGCATTGGCACAGGCCGGCAGGGATGGTGGTCATGGGGTTCTCACTTCCCGGCTATGGGTGCCGTGGCGGGTTGTTCGGCGGTGATCAGACCGCCCCAGGCAGGGGCGAAGATGAGCAGGATGTAAAAGGCGGTCATGGCCAGGGCGCCGAGGAGGGTGGCTTTACGCTTCGCGTTCACGGCGCACCCCCAGGCACTTCCGGCCGCGCTTGATGGTCAGCGCCATGCGATGCGGCAGGTTCACCACCAGGGTCTCGCGCGGCAGGCCGAGCACAGCGGCGATATCGGCGCCGGCCGGCATCACCAGGTCGTCGAGCTGGTCTTCGATGATCGAGCGAACGGGGCGGGTGGTCATAGGTCGATGCTCCTCAGTTCCTGCTGCCTCGCATCCGCTGCGGCGTCGAGCCGGCGGCGCATGTCGTCGTAGAGGCGGGTGTCGATGAAGTCCACTGCGTAGGCCAGTTCGATCTGGCCGTGGAGGAAGCTCTGTTCGGGGCGCGGGAAGTGGGACCGGCGCATGGCCGTGATGCCTTCCTCAATCATCCGAACCGCGCGTTCATTGCTGAAGGCCATCGTCGTCCTCCTGCTCTTCGTCCTCGTGCTCCGGTTCCGGTTCCGGCTGGTCCCAGAGCGGGTCGACGGCACGGTCGTAAGCGAGTTGCGCGTTGCTGAAAGCCGCGCGGTTGCGGCGCTCGCGGTATGTCCACATCATCCCCACCTCGCTGAACTGGTGTAGATCGCTTCCAGGTACTGGTCGCAGATGCGTTTGGCCCGCTCGCACCGGTCAACGTCGAAGAGTCCGAAGTGGCAATCGGGCGGCATGATCTGGAGTTCAGTGGCGAGCCAGGCGTAGGCCTGACTGCGCGTCATCAGCTTGTCGCGCCAGATGCGTTCGAATGGCCGTTTGCAGCGGTTGCGAGCGTCGCGCAGGGGCTTGTCGGCCAGCGTTCCCAACGGGATGTCGGTGTCGGGATGCAGGCCCACGTAAGCGCCGCAGCCCGTGCCAGTGCAGGCGTAGGCATACGGCCAGTCGCCGTACTCTCGGCCGTAGATCACCCGGTTGCTGACCAGCCGGACCAGACCGCCGCAGTGCGGGCAGCCGGTGGGGATTGGCTGAGGGTGCTTGATGCGCTTCAGCGCGCCGCGGCTTACGTGCGGCAGCGGTGCCGGCGGCACCAATTTCTCCGGGCTGTTCGCTCGTGGGTCGATCATTGCGTGTGCTCCGTGGTTCACCTGCATTCGGCAGCACCCAGGCACACGGCAGTCGTGCCCGGTGGGGCGCCGTTGCGGGTGCTCTCGAATGGGGGTTGAAAAAAGCCCGGCCGGAGCCGGGCGAAGAGGGGGAACGCTGCATGCGCAGCGGGGAGTGGTCTGGCCGGTGCTGATCTCCGGCGTAGCTAGAAGCTTCGATGGCATAAGGCCAACCCATCACCGTCCAACCCAGTCGTCTGTGACGCACCTACGCTACAGCTATGCGCTCAGACCACTCTCCGCTACGCCCTGGCTCCGCCAGGAAAGAGAAGGGCGCCGCCAAGCGCCCTGTCTCCACTTACATGCACCGCCTTATGTGAAAGCGGTTGGGTACAGGCTCGACCGCATGTTGGCGATCTGCCGTTGGGGCTGGGCTACATGTCGAGATCCTCCGTTGTGCGCGCCGTTGGACCGACGGGCGCTCGCCGTGGGTTAAACGCCCTGCAATGGGCCAGGCGCCGAAGTCAGGAGATCGCGGTGCAGGCTCGCAACGCCACCGGCGCCGACTGGCCTTCGATCCAGATAACCGCCGCTCCGCCAAGCGATACGCTGGCCCGGCCGACGGTGCGGGTGCGCTGCGGTTCGGCCCCGCGGTACGGCCGGTATTCGATCAGCGCGGGCGCTGGGTGCTCTCGGTTCCAGGCCTCGACCAACTCCGCCGGCGGCACAGGGCGGACGTTGCCGATCTGCTGGTAGATCTCGGAGCGGTGGATGGCGACGTCGTCCGGGGCGGTGATGCCGAGGCGCACCTGGTCGCCCTGGCTGCCAAGGACCGTGACGGTGATGTTGTCGCCGATATGCAGGGTTTCGCCGGGTCTTCTGGTCAGGATCAGCATGGTGTGACTCCGTTCGGGGTGACGGCCACCTCAGGGAAGCGGCGCGAGGTAAGCGGTCAGTACGGTTTCTCGACCTTTCCTTGGTCTTGCAGGCTCTTGACCTTGAAGAGCTCAGAGAGGATGTCATCCATCACCTTGCCCATCTGATTGCGCAGGCCGTCCTTCAGGTGACCGGTGATGTTCACGGCGCTGTCCTTCATCTGCTTCGAGAAGTCTTCGGCGCAGATTTGCGTCATCAGGTATTCGGCGCGGGTGACAGAGTTGTAACCGCCATCGGCTCTACCAGTGCGTGGATCGACCTTCGCAGACCAATAGCCGCTTACAGTTCGCTCCAGCTCTTTGCGAATGCTGGTCGGCTCACCTTCCGGCTGCCCCCAAGCGGTGACGCGCTGGTAATCGCGCTCGAAGCAGTTGTGCACGGTTTCGTCGATTGCTTTCTCGACCTGGGCCATTGCGCGTTCGGCGAAGATCTTGTCGATGCGCGATTTCACTTCCCTGGCAATCAGCCCTGAGAGTTCGCTGTCATGGCTCAGTATCTCGTCTGCGGCTTTCGCGACGATGGCGGCTTTCAGGTCTTCTTCATTGATGCTCAGCATATCCGTGCCCTCCAGGGCTGGTGTTCGGTGACTTTGCGGCGTCAGCCCAGGCGATCCGGGACGACTTCCATTGCCTCGGCGACGATCTTGTGAGCCCCTTCGGAGTCCACCGTGGCGAACCCCTTTTCGGCGTAGTCCCACTGCTCGTCTTCATCGCCGGGGAAGTTGCTGCACGCCACTGAACAGACGCCAAGCCCGTCGGGCTTGAAGTAGAGGCGCACCTCCGGGCCGTCATCCCCGCGATCAAGCATCACGAGCACTTGGCCCAGGTCTTCGAACTCGAACAGCTTCGCGAACTGCTTCATTGGAATTCCTCTCTTTTCACGGTTGGCAGCCGGCCAGTGCGCCGACGAATTGGAAGATCACGCGGGCGGTGGTCACGAGGCCGATCATGAAGACGGCCAGTCCCAGGCCGAGCAGGACACCCTCGCCAACGGGTTTCAAAGTTCTTCTGTTCATCAGCTTCTCCTTGCCGCTATCGGGTTCTGAGATGGTTTGCGCGGGTAAGCAGCGCGTCGCAGATGCGCATATCGAATCGGTCTGTCTTTCGGTAGAGATCAACTGCTGACTCGATGACCTGAGCTTTTGCAGTGGCCCAGGCTCTATGGGCTTCCTCTGCGGTATTGAAGGTTCCGAGGCAGGTCTTTTCGGTTCCAAGGTTTCGGATCATCGCCACGAATGGGCGTCCGCGCTTCGATCTCGACACGCCGACAGGAAGGTTCGCTGCACCTCGCGGCTTCTCGCTCATCAGGGTGTTGATGTATTGCGGAACGAAGACCGACGTTTCCGGGCAGTAGAGCTTTTCCCAGGGCCTCAGAATGTCCTTATCGAGGTGATTTCCCTTCCATGGCCGGCTTTCCATCCACCGCTTGAAGTTGCTGAAAGTCAGCCACTCATCGGCGATTCGGCAGCCGTCGTAGGAAGCCGGTATCTCGCCGGACTTGCTGTAACAACGACGGAGAACCCCCTTCCAGCGCTCGTAGTAGGGGCATCCATGATGGGTTCGGATGTCCTTGATGCCGGCTCCGAACACAAGTCGTCTTGACATGATTTTCCCTCCGGATCACCAAAGCCTTCGGGCTGAAGGCTTTGGTGATGCCCCTCGGAGGAAGGGCATCGAGGAAATCGGTGTTTCTCCCGCGTTCGCCTGCTGGGCTTCTACAACCCGCGGGTCTTTCGTCATTGCTGTCATTCCCCTGACTGCGGCGCCGATTGCCGCGCGGAACAGCCAGGTTCCTGCCCATTACCGCCGGGGTGGCGGGGCGCATTGCTTTCCGGGTCGTTCGCTCGGTTCGGTCTGGTCCTCGTCCGCCGCAGGTTCTTCCTGCGTTGCCCAGGCCCGCATTGCCTGAGCACGGATCGCCGGTCGCCGGTAGAGGCAATGCGATCTGTTGTTGATGTGTTGTGCTGTCGGGTTGTTAAAGAGCGCGGCTCGGTGGCCTGGCCAGCGGTGTGTTGCTGGCGTGTGTAGAAAAATACACAACGTATTTATCATGGTCAATACAAAATGTACTTATTTCTTCGAAAGAAAAGCCCGCTTGAGGGCGGGCTTGATGGTCAAAGATCAGCGAGGGAGCTCGACGTACCAGTAAACGAACAAGCTTCCGTCATCCCGAGCCTCGACATTTACGCCGTCGATACTGCGGAGGTCTCGTTCCAGTCGAAGCCAAGCCCATTCCGGTTCGTTGCTCGCGCGCTTGATCCGCACGGACTGTTGGACTTGTGCCTGGGGGCTTTCAATCAGCGCCCGGACTCGGTCGACGACAGCGATATAGGTGGTTTCGAACCATGGAGAGAACAGCATTCCGAGTACTCCTTGTGCTTCGATGCTGGCAGTTGCTGACAGAGTTCTGCTATAAAAATACTGTACGAATATACAGCGTGGAGGGTTCTTTCGATGGCCAAACAACAGAAGAAGCAGGACGCGAAACCGATGGCTCCGGTTGAGAAATTGGGGCTCCGCATATCGGAGATGATCAACTCACCGAAAGCGCAGGACCTGCGCACGGTGACGATCCATCGCCTGGACACGGATCCGGATGAAGCGTGGGATCAGGTGATGGAACTGCTATCCGAGACGGACGGCATCGACATGGTCTTCAATGACGACGGCACCGTGACGCTGAAGTGGGAGGAACAGGAGGGAAGTGACGACCAGGTGGAAAGCCAGAGCGAGGATATGGCGACCTATCAGGTCAAGGGGAGGATGTAGAATGGAGACCACGTGGGCGGCGACCAGCCTCGTCAGCGCTGCATGGTCTGGCTCGACCGCAAACGAAAAGCCCCGCAGATGCGGGGCTTGGGTCAGGCTGGAATCTTTCCTATGGCCGCCAGTATGGGGGCCAGGTATTGCTGCACCACCCACCAACCTGCGCCTACCATCGTCATTAGACCAAGCAAGGCATAAACCGCAAGCTGCCCCTTGGTAACCATGTTCCTCTCGATGTTTTCCAGGCGAGTCTCAACCTTGCCGATCGCCACTTTCACATCGGTCATGTCGCGCTCTAGGTTGATGATCCGAGTATCCACGCCATCACCCCCAGGTGGAAGTCCGCTCTTCTGCTTCAGGGATTCTAGCTCCCGCTCCAAGGAAGCATACTGAATTTGGAGCAAGCTGACATCAACGGTCTGATTCGTCATCGTCCTTGACCCCAAGAATCTCCCCGATTTCCTTGATCGTTGCGATCTGGTCATTGATGCTGTGCATTGCCTCGATCACTCTGGATTGAGCATGTGCAGGAATCGAATCCATCGCCGACAGTATGGATACGATCCTCATCTGCGAGCTGGCATTCTGCAGGGCAAACCTGTGGAGCCTGGTGATCGCCAACTTCAGAATTTCAACGTCGTCTTCTGTGGTCATCAGCCGCCCCTTCTGGTTATCGGTTCTTCCCGGGCTGACCATTGGTCATCACGTACCGCTTGACCTTGTTGTCCTTGTCGAAGAGTACAGTCAGGCTCTGCTGCTCCATGCCGGTCCCGAAGGGGCCGACGTAGACGTAGAACCAGATAGCCTGAAGATTTCCATCGGAGTCGAAGGATTGGGAAAGCGGATTGCCGAATCTCTCCAGCATCTGGTCGTAGGTGGTCTGCCCCTGAACGATCTGTCGCACGTCCGCCTGATCGATTGGTGTCCCGTTGCTGGCACAGCCGGACAGAGTAATCATCAGTACCGCAATAGCGATTGCTCGCATGGAACCTCCCTGTTTGATCAAAAAATGTTCTGCGCCAAGCGGCCTGGCTCAGAACTTCTGCCCATTCCAGCCGTAGATCACCTGAACTTGCGGATAGCTCGGGTGACAACGCCGACCATCTCGCAGTTGTCGTCGATGGATAGCATGCGATATGCGGGGTTCAGGGGTTTCAAGTACTTCTGGCCTGCGTCGGACACGAACTGTTTGAAGGTTGCCTCGTTGCTGTCGGCCAGCTTCGCAACCACCAGATCGCCAGGCCTCGGCTCGAGCCCGGTGTCGACGAGAATCAGCATGCCTTCCGGAATGCTCTCGCCGGCCGGGGCCGTCATCGAATCCCCCTTCACCTCCAGCCAGAATGAGCTTCCCTTACCCTTGTAGTCACTGAGTTCGAATGTATCGAAGCCGGCCGGCTCTATCGCTTCGCGCCAAGCGCCTGCGGCGACCCAACTAACTATCGGGTATCGATACATGCGGGTCGGCTGATCTGCTGGTGCCACGTTCTGCACTCGATCATCAGGCAACTGGATTGTGAGAGGGGGCAGATTGAGCAAGGTCAACATTTGATTGATGTCGGCAATGCTGGGCTCTCTCCGCCCGTTTAGCCAGTGCGCTACGGCCCCCTGAGTTTTCCCCATCTGCTCTGCGAGCTGCGCTTGTGTGATGTCCTGCCGCGCCATGGCATTGCGGACTATCTGTATCCAGTTATTCATGGGCGGAATGCTACAGACCGTATTAGCAAGTGCAACGCACGTCATGTACTAATCCTTGCAAGAAATAAGTACGAAATGTATTTTCAAAAAAGGACACTTCACCTTGGAGGAAGCCATGAGTGCCTTGAAAGCCATCCGCAAGCAGGCGGGTGTGACCCAGACCCAGCTTGCCGAGCGAGTTGGGCTGACCCAGGCCGCGATCGGCCACTACGAAACAGGGCGCCGTAAGCCTGGGCTCAGTGAATGCCGACGCATCGTGGCGGCACTGAACGACCTTGGTGCTGAGTGCACGCTGGCTGAAGCTTTTCCTGAGCCAGAGCATGACTCGCTTGCTGTATCCGTCCAAATGGCGTCCTGACCATGTCGACGAGCAAGTTAACTCCCGAGCAATCGAGCTCTAGCTTCGGCGGGGTGGTAGGCGGCCTTACCTTCACGCAGTCCCAGCTTGGCCTGGTGCTGCTCGCCAATCGCTGCGAGCCGGACAGCACTGAGCTGTTCCTCCGCGTCACCGCCCACGATCTACCCGTCCAGTTCTACACGCCGCTGCACACCAGCCATGGACCTCGGATCGGGTTCCTCCATTTCACGCTGGGCTCAACGGAGGAGGTGGGGGGCGTCACGACAGGAACGTACGAACTATCTCGACTGCTCGAGGCAGATTGTCCATGCCCAGGTCCAGTAGTCGCGTTGTCAGGTGTTTTATGGAATCGGCGGGCAGTCCTCGAAGCGCTTGAACAAGCTGGGTTTTCTCCTCCGGCGTCACCTGCTGATCACTCGCATTGGCGAGACGTAGCTCGATCATCTGGCGGAGAGAGTCCTCATGAAACTTGATCGTCACCGGCCCCAGAATTGCGCTCAGACCTCCGTCGTCTGCCAGAAAGTCGATTCCCTTGGCGCTGATCTCTGCGTACAGCAGCTCGCGCCCCTCGCCCATGAAGTCAGTGATCTTCGCCCGGATCAGGCCGTGCTCGTGCAGGTAGGCGCAGCAGGCGGTGAGCATCTCGGTGTCGTCGAAGAGATCGGAGAGCCCATCGGTATGTACCGGATTGGGATACGCGTCCGCCAAGCGGTCCAGAACGGCTTTCTGAGTCGTGCGATCGATTTTCAAGTTTTCAGCCTCCTCGGCCATCGCGCTGTAAGGGGAGCCTGGGATAGCGCGGTCATCCGTGCGTCATGGCGAAATGATCCTAACCGTGTAGGAGACGCAGTGCATGCGGAATGAGTCGCACACCCTGATCTCCACGCTGCTCGGCGTGGTGAACCAATGGCGCCGCCGAGAGGGGTGGAGCCGCGAGACCGTCGTCCAGCACATCGTGGAGGCGCACGAGCGCATCCAGGGAGCGCTGGTCACCGGTATTGTCTTCGACCCGCCAACACGCGATACAACCGAGCGGATGAAGGTCAACGCCGACCGCGTGTTCCGCTGGCTCGACGACGGAACCAAGGACACCAACCTGGTGCCGGCGAACTTCGTACCCAGCATCCTCGCGGCGCTGCCGACTGACCTGAAGGTCCAGGCCCTGGGCGACATCCTGACGCCGCTGGGCGTGTCGGTGCGCTTGATCGGCGGCGATGCCGGCCAGCGGCCGGAGGTGCTCTGCATGCTCCGGACACTCATCAAGGAGAACGGTGAGGCGCAGCAGGCTGTTGCCAACCTCGTCGACGGCGCCGATGACCAGGAGCTGCAAGAGGCCCACCGGGAGCTCTCCGAATCCAGGGCGGCGACAGATGAGGCGCTGCGGATGATCGACCAGATGCGCCGGCCGCGCCTCGTTCAGGGGTAGCCGTGCCGTCCTTCCAGATTGGCCAGCCGGACGGCGAAGAGTTCCGTGGTCCGGACGCTCGCCCGGTCGCCGAGGTACTCGATTGCGTGCTGAGCGGGCTCGGTAGAGCCGTACCAGTCCCGGCGGGAAGCGTCGAGTTTCACCAGCAGATGGCTCTGCAGGCCGCCCAGCAGATCAAGCAGAGCTACAGCGATATCGCGAAAGAGAAAGCTCGCCGGGAGTGCCTTGCGCATCTCCGGGCATCGTTACGCAGGCCGAAGGAGGCCTTCCATGCAAATCCCTGAGCCACTTGTTCCGCTCGAGTGTGACGTGCGGGACTCACCCATTCCGACCGACATGCTCATAGAACTGGCCATGACCATCTTTGGCCTCAGCATGGAAGAGGCCGAGAGCAAGGTCCGCGCTGCGATCTCCGACAACCCCGTAAATCTTTCGGAGATTGGCCATGGCTAACCAATGGTTCCGCATGTACGCGGAGTTCGCCACCGACCCGAAGGTCCAGATGCTGAGCGAGGTCGACCAGCGCCGTTACATCATGCTGTTGTGCCTGCGTTGCGGAAACGGCGATGTAACGTTTCATGATGATGAGGTCGCGTTCCAACTGCGCATCAATTCCGAGGAGTGGGCCGCGTCGAAAGGGCGCCTACTGGGGAAGGGGCTGATCACCGAAGACAACATTCCCGCCAACTGGGACAAGCGCCAGTTTTCCTCGGACTCAAGCACGGCGCGGGTTGCAGCCCATCGTGCGCGAAAGAAACAAGCATGTAACGTTTCACGCAACAGCAATGGAACAAAAGCTAACGCCCTAGATACAGATACAGATACAGAAAGAGATAGTCCTACTGACGTAGGACTCGTTGACGCTTCGCGCCAACCAGCACCGTCGACCGACGAAGACCTGTTCGAACCTGAGCAACCCGAGAGCCTGAACGGCCACCACCACGGAATCAAACCGTGCCCGGCACAGGCCATTGCAGACCTGTACCACCAGGTGCTGCCAGAGCTCCCAGCTGTTGCCCTGCTGAACGACACCCGGCGGCGCCACCTGCAAGCCCGATGGCGGGAGCACGAGGCCCACCGCTCGCTGGACTTCTGGCGAGAGCTCTTCGAAACCGTCAAGGCCTCCCCGTTCCTGATGGGCAATGTCCCCGGTCGCAACGGTGCGAAGCCATTCCGCGCCACGTTCGACTGGATCATCGCGCCGTCGAACTTCGTGAAGATCGTCGAGGGAAATTACCATGCGTGACCCGTTCAGCCTGGAAGCCGAGCATGGCGTTCTGGGTGCCATGCTCCTGCGCAACGAGTTGATCGACGTGCTGTCGGCAGACCTGACTCCGGAGGATTTCTACTGGCCGGAGAACGGCGACCTGTACCGAGCCATCCTGGCTCTGCACAGCGACAGCCAGCCGGCAGACATCGTGACCGTCGGTGAATTCCTGGGCGACCGGTACCAGGTCCAAACCACTGACGGCGTGATCACCGGGATGGCCTACATCGGACAGATCATCCAGAACACGCCCAGCGTGGCGAACGCCGGAACCTACTCGCGGATCGTTCGGGAGCGAGCGGTTGACCGAGCTTTGGCGGCTGCGGGGGACAGACTCCACGAGTTGGCGCTCAGCGAGGCCGCCCAGGCCGACAAGGTCGGCGCCGCCCAGGCCATGGTTATGGCGCTGGACTCGAAGACCTCGACGCACGAGGTTCGCCATGCCGCTGACGTGCTGACCGACCACATCGAGGAGTTGCAGCGCCGCTCCGACCTCGGCGGGAAGCTGGATGGGCTGTCAACCGGCATCGGCGACCTGGACCAGAAGCTGATGGGTCTGAAGCCTGGCGACATGGTCGTGATTGCTGGCCGTCCTGCAATGGGCAAGACCGCGCTGGCGATCAACATCGCCGAGCACGTCGCCTGCGACCTGGGTGACCCGGCCCTGGTGGTCTCGCTGGAGATGACCAACGGCGGACTGATGGATCGCATCCTGGCATCGCTCGGTCGGATCCCGCTCACCGCGATCAAGGACGGCTCCGCACCGTCCAGCCACGGTGCCGAACTGGGATCTGCCTCGCTGAAGGTCAAGCGCTCGAAGTTGTACATGGCCGATCGCCCCGGGCTGAACGCCGCTCGACTGCGGGCCTTGGCCCGGCGTCACAAGCAGCGCCATGGGTTGAGCCTGCTGGTGGTGGACTACCTGCAGTTGCTGGAGAGCTCCGGCAAGTCAACTCGCACCGAGGACGTCAGCGACATGTCCCGCCAGTGCAAGCTACTGGCCATGGAGCTTGGTATCCCCGTGATCGTGCTGTCGCAGCTCAACCGCTCCCTGGAGCAGCGGCCGAACAAGCGACCGATGATGTCGGACCTGCGCGAGTCCGGGGCGATCGAGCAGGACGCCGACGTGATCATGTTCGTGTACCGAGACGAGGTCTATCACCCGGACACCCAGTACCGCGGCGTGGCTGAGTTGATCATCGCGAAGCACCGCAACGGCGAGCCAAGCACTGTCCGGTGCGCGTTCCTGGGTAAGTACTCGCGATTCGAGCAGCTCGCTCCGGGCGCGCTGGACGAGTTCGATTTCGACGAGCCTCAGCAGGCGCAGAAGGTCACCAGCATGGCGGAGCGCTACCGCGGGATGAAGGGAGGGCGCGCCAATGGCTGATCTCCGCCCGGTGATGTTCACCGTACCCGGCGAGCCGGTGGGGAAGGGGAGGCCGCGTATCGGTCGTGTCGGCGCCCACGCCAGGATGTTCACTCCGGCGAAGACGGCGAACTACGAGGGGTTGATTGCGCACAGCGGACAGCAGGCCATGGCAGGTCGCGCGCTGTTCGAGGGCCCAGTGCTGGTCGAGCTCGACATCGCGCTGAGCATCCCTCAATCGATGTCGAAAAAGCGGAAGTCGCTGGCGCTGGCCGGCGGCCTGTACCCCACCAAGAAGCCCGATATGGACAACGTGATCAAAGCGATCTACGACGGCCTGAACGGCGTTGTCTGGAAGGACGATGTCCAGGTCGTGAAGGCGGTGGTGGGGAAGCGCTACGGCGAAACGCCAGGCGTGCGAGTGAAAGTCGTCCCTCTCCTCGAGGGCGAGCAGTGACTACAGGAAACTACAGGGGAGAGTCGAAATGAGACTGATCAGCGCGCGCCAGGCTTGGCACGACGCCTTCTACGAGAGTCGGAGCTCAGTGCTGGCGGTGGCGGCCGACAAGGCCGCGCTGGGCAAGAAGGGGCGGGTGGCCAACGAGACGCACCCCGACCGCAAGGACACCAACGGGCGTAGCGCCCACATGCTGGCCGCCGGCCTGGTGCAGGCTGCCATCCGCTCGCTGCCGAAGCCGCTGCAGCACTTCGGCCACACGCTGTACTCGCCGCTGGCCAATGGTGACGACGTGGCGATCGCTCACGGCCTGGTCTGGATCGGCGCCGGCCTCGGCCAACTGACCCAGCGCCAGGGCGAGCGGGCGTATTGGATGGCGCTGGCGGCGATCAACTCGCACAAGCGCGCCGTCAACGGCCGCGACACTCTGCGCCCGGGCGAGGTCTGCCTGTTCATCGAGGAGCGCCTGGGCTGCCGCATCGACCCCAGCCACTGGGCTCGCGACTACGCCAGCACCTGGGAGCGGCTGGCGCGCCACGTCGACAAGCTGGATGCCCAGGCGCTGAGGCCGGTCGCCGAGGTGGTGGCGAAGCAGTGCGGCCTGCGGAAGGGGCCGGGCTGGCGCTGGCACCAGGTCGACCGCGATGTGGCGGCGTTGCAGCGCGCCGAGGCCTACGCCGAGCGCCGGGAGCATCACCAGCAGCGCCTGGCGGAACGTCTGCGCGGGATGTCGGACCAGGAGCTGGCGCGGTGGGCGGCGAGGATGAAGCGGTACGCGGAGGCATACCGGGAGGAGTGGGGCGAGGACATCCTGGAATGCCCCGGTGTCCATCAGCGCTACCATGACCGCGTGGCGGCCTACTGGGCCCAGCGGGAGCGCCTGAAACGGGTCGCTTGACGATTTGGCGAGCATTTGGGTATCGTTTTGCCATTGTGCACAGTTGCACCCAACCAACAGATTCCCCCGAAAACCCGGCCCTGGCGCCGGGTTTTTTCGTTTCTGGAGTACCCCATGGCTGAACCGACGAGCAGCGGAGCAGTAGCAGCAGCCGGCGCCGTCGGGCTCACTGCCACCGCGATCATCCCCGGAGTCGACGTCAATGCAGTGATCGGCGGCTTCGCCGGCGCGCTGCTGTTCGTGCTCTGGGCTCACGACCTGACCATCGCAAGGCGCGTCGGCTACCTGCTGGCGTCCTGGGTCGGCGGCTACTACGCCGCCACCGAGGCTGTCGGGCGGGGCGCGACTCAGTTCTCCGGGCTGCCTGCACTGGTCACCGCAGCGCTGATCGTCACCATCCTGATCGGCGTACTCGACTGGATGATCGGTGGCCGCGCGCCGGCATGGCTCCAGATCGTTCTGCAGCGCATCGTCGGCATGATCGGAGGCCGGAAAGATGGTTGACCTGGTGACCCTGGCGGCTGCGGCCGTCTGCGGCGCTATCAGTTGCCGCATCTTCACGTACCAGCGCCACGGTGCAACGTACCGGTTCGGCGTCTCGCTCTGCGCGTACATCCTCGCCGCTGGGACCGGCATGCAGGCGCTGTCGATCAGCCTGGCCGTGCTGATGGCGCGCCACGCAACGCCGATATCGCCCTACCTGCTTGCGGTCCTGGTTGTGCTGCTGGTGCTGGTCTACCGCAACAAGGGCAACATCGCGCCCATCCTGAGGCTCAGTTGAGGTGATCCATGGCGCTAACAGCAAAGCAGCGCCGCTTCGTCGCCGAGTACCTGCTCGACCTCAATGCGACCCAGGCGGCAATCAGGGCCGGGTACAGCAAGAATCGCGCGTCCGAGATCGGTTACCAACTGCTGCAGAAGCCGGACATCACATCCGCCATCCAGGAGGCTATGAAGCAGCGCTCCGAGCGCACCAGGTCCGACGCCGACTACGTCGTCCGGCGCCTGGAGGAGATCGATCAGATGGACCTCCTGGACATTGTCAATGATGACCTGACCCTGCGCCCGCTGAGCCAGTGGCCCAAGGCCTGGCGCCAGTACCTCAGCGGCTTCGACCTGGCCGAGATGTTCGAGGGCAAGGGCGACTCCCGCGCGGCGGTCGGAATCCTCAAGAAGATCAAATGGCCGGACAAGGTGAAGAACCTGGAACTGCTCGGCCGCCACCACGGCGTGTTCACCGACAAGTTCGAGCACTCGGGCCCCGGCGGCGGCCCGATTCCCACCATGCCGACCATGATCGAACTGGTGGCGCCTGGTGAAAGCACGGATTGAACTCCCACCGAAGCTGATTCCGGTCTTCTCCGGGCCCGCGAGGTACAGGGGCGCCTACGGCGGGCGCGGCAGCGGCAAGACCCGCAGCTTTGCCAAGATGGCGGCGATCCGGGCCTACATGTTCGCCGAGGCTGGTATCTCCGGGCAGATTCTCTGCGGCCGGGAGTACATGAACAGCCTGGAAGACTCCTCTATGGAGGAGGTCAAGCAGGCGATCCGGTCCGAACCCTGGCTCAACGCCTACTTCGAGATCGGCGAGAAGTTCATCCGCACCCGCAACCGACGGGTGTGGTTCTCGTTCTCCGGCCTACGCCACAACCTCGATAGCATCAAGTCGAAGGCGCGCATCCTCATCGCATGGGTCGATGAGGCCGAGAACGTCAGTGAGATCGCCTGGCAGAAGCTGGTGCCGACGGTTCGCGAGTGCGACTCCGAAGTCTGGATCACCTGGAACCCGGAGAAGGACGGCAGCCCTACCGACACCCGGTTCCGGAAAAACATGCCGGCCGGCGCCAAGATCGTCGAACTGAACTACACGGACAATCCCTGGTTCCCCGACGTCCTCGATCAGGAGCGCCTGAACGACAGGGAGTCGCTGGACGACCAGACCTACGCTTGGATCTGGGATGGCGCCTACCGCGAGAACAGCGACGCGCAGATCCTGTCCGGCAAGTACCGAGTGGCGGAGTTCACGCCTGAACCGGGCTGGGATGGCCCCTACTACGGGCTGGACTGGGGGTTCAGTCAGGACCCCACAGCCGGCGTGAAGCTCTGGGTGCACGATCGCCGGCTCTGGGTCGAGTACGAAGCCAGCAAGGTCGGCCTCGAAAACGACGACATCGCCCAGTTCATGATCGACCGTCTGCCTGGCATCGAACTGCACGCCGTGCGGGCCGATTCGGCCAGGCCGGAGACAATCAGCCACGTCAAGAGCAAGGGGCGTGACCACAAGCGCGCCAACTTGCCGCGCATCGAGCCGGTGGCGAAGTGGCAAGGCAGCGTCGAGGACGGCATCGCGCATCTGCGCAGCTACGTCGAGATTGTCATTCACGTGCGCTGTACCGGCTTCCTGCGCGAGGCCAGGCTCTACAGCTACAAGGTCGACCGCCTGACCGGTGACGTGCTCGCCGAGATCATCGACAAGAACAACCACTTCATGGACGCGAGCCGGTACGCGTTGGGCCCGCTGATCAAGCGCCGCGGCGCGGTCGGTATGCTGCTACCAGGAGCCCGCTGATGGCCATCTTCATCCTCACGGAGCGCGCAACCAGCCGCTCCATGGTGGTCCGTGCTCGCTGCACGTCCTGCGCCCGCACCGTGGCGGTCGAGAACGCTGGCGCTGAAGGGACGATGGTATGGCGCGACCCCAACCTCTCTTCTGTCGAACTGGTCCGCGAGACGGACAAGCCAGGCCTCATCCTGAAATCGGACTGACCATGACTGACAAACTCGACCTCGCGGTCAATCACGCGATGAGCAGTGCTGTCGCGCGTGCGCGAATGAGCCTGCTGAACCAGGGCATCGGCCATGACGCCAAGCGGCCGCAGGCATGGTGCGAGTATGGTTTCCCTCAGGAAATCACGTTCAACGACCTGTACACCATGTACCGGCGGGGCGGTATTGCCCATGGCGCGGTCGAGAAGATCGTCACCACTTGCTGGAAGACGAATCCGCAGATCATCGAGGGTGACGACCAGGACCGCTCCAAGGACGAAACCGAGTGGGAGAGGAAGAACAAGCCGTTGATAGCAGGCGGCAGGTTCTGGCGGGCTGTCTCCGAAGCCGACCGGCGCCGCCTTGTTGGTCGTTATTCCGGGTTGCTCTTGCACATCAGGGATAGCCAGCCGTGGGACAGGCCTGTCACGGGAAAGGTCAATGGCCTGGCGAAGGTCACCCCGGCCTGGGCCGGGTGCCTTAAGCCCAAGACGTTTGACGAGAAACAGGATAGCGAGACCTACGGGCAGCCCACCATGTGGGAATACACCGAGGCCTCCCAAGCCGGTCGTCCCGGTCTGGTGCGAGATATCCATCCGGACCGGGTGTTCATTCTCGGAGACTGGACCGGCGATGCAATCGGATTCCTGGAGCCTGCCTACAACTCCTTCATCAGCTTGGAGAAGGTCGAGGGAGGCAGTGGCGAATCGTTCCTGAAGAACGCCGCACGCCAGCTCCTACTGAACTTCGACAAGGAAATCGACCTCAACAACATCGCCTCGATGTACGGCGTCTCGCTTGACCAGCTGAACCAGCGGTTCAACGATGCCACACGCCAGCTGAACCGCGGCAACGACGTGATGCTTCCGACCCAAGGGGCGACGGCCACTCAGCTGGTCTCTGCGGTATCCGACCCTGGCCCGACCTACAACGTCAACCTGCAAACCGCCGCCGCCGGCGTCGACATCCCGACCAAGATCCTGGTGGGCATGCAGACCGGCGAGCGGGCGAGCAGTGAGGACCAGAAGTACCACAACGCCAGATGCCAGGCGCGCCGGGTGCAAGAACTGACGTTCGAGATCAACGACCTGTTCGGGCACCTGATGCGCATCGGCGTGGTCCCTCTGAAGGCCGAGTTCACGGCAATCTGGGATGACCTCACCGTTCCAACCAAGGCCGAGCGCCTGGCCAACTCCAAGACCATGAGCGAGATCAACAGCGCCGCAATCGGCACTGGCGAGCCGGTATTCACCGCGGAGGAGATCCGCGAAGAGGCTGGCTACGACCCGCTCGTGGGCGGTGACCCGCTGCCTGATACCGAACCGGAGGATGAAGATGCCGCGCGCACCGATCCTACCGGCGAGCAGCAGTGACCCGACCGGGGTAGATCGCCTGGAAAGAGGCGCAATGCGCGAGTTCGACAGGCGCATGCGGAAGATCAGGGATGGCTACGTGGCCGCCCTGGATCGAATCCCGGCCCAACCGGTGGTGAACGAGCAGTACACCTACCGTCTCGACCAGGCCCTTCTCTCCGCGATCTTCGCCGACACCAACCTGATGGTCGACGAGATACTGCAGGAGGGCGGGGAGCGTGACCTCTGGTTCTTCGAGTCCTACGTCGGGGTTGCCTACATCCGCGGGACTGCGCAGACCCACGCCAACCTGGCGCAGCAATCGCCTGCATACCGCGCCGGCCGGGAATCGCTGGATGTCCTGCTTCGATCTGACGCCTACCGCGCGCGGATGGCATTGCTTCGCGCCCGGGAGTTCGAGGAGATGAAGGGCTTGTCCGGCCAAGTCAAGGCCGACATGGCGCGCATTCTCGCCGAAGGCATGGGGCGCGGGAAGAATCCCCGCGAGATTGCGCGGGACCTGACTGCCCAGACCGGCATCGAGGCGCGTCGAGGTCATCGCATCGCCCGCACTGAGGTCACTACCGCACTCCGAAGGGCTCGCTGGGACGAGAAAGACGCTGCTGAGGCCGATTACGGCGTCCAGTCGAAGCTGATGCACATGTCGGCCCTGTCCCCCAGCACAAGGACCACCCATGCGGCCAGGCACGCCAGGCTCTACACCTCGGATGAGGTGAGGGACTGGTACAGCCGAGACGGAAACTCAATAAATTGCAAGTGCAGCCAGGTCGAGGTGCTGGTCGACGACGAAGGGAACCCGGTTGTCCCGGCCATCGTCGAGCGCGCGCGCCGCAACTACCAAGTCATGAAAGCCAAAGGGCGCGGGCCCTGGGCGAAAGAGGATTGAGCCATGCCCATGCAGGTCAACATCACCACCCAGGTCAACAGCGCCAGTATTCGACGTGAGACCTACAACGGGCGCGAACACCTGGTTCTGCCGAGCTACACCCTGCCGGCCGGGGTGATCATGAACGGTGGTCTCTACACCGCCGAGCAGATCGACAGGCACTACCCAGGGCTGGAGGGAACGCTCGCGCCGCTCGGCCACCCGATGGTCGACGGGAAGTTCGTTTCGGCGTTCTCGCCTGAAGGGATCAACGCCGCCCACGTCGGCGCCTGGAACCGCAACGTGAAGAAGTCAGGCAACCGGGTCTACATGGAGAAGTGGGTCGACGTCGAGTTCGCCAAGTCCACGGAAGGCGGTCGTGAATTGTTGCAGCGCGTCGAGGCGCTGGAGAAGGGGGAGGACGTTCCCCCGATCCATACCAGCGTTGCCGCATTCCTCAACCGCATCGAGCCGAACGAAAGCCAGCGCGCCCAAGGCGCGGAGTGGGTCGCCGACATCCAGAGCATGGACCACGACGCGATCCTGCTGCATGAGGTAGGGGCGGCCACTCCTGAGCAGGGCGTCGGCCTCATGGTGAACGCGGACCAGGCTGTGCCGCTTCAGCCGAACTCCGGCGCCTTGGTTGGCGAGTCCTACCGGGAGCGTGAGCAGCGCCTGGACCGAGCCGCAAAGGAGCGATTCGCCTCCGGCCCCGACCAGTACGCATGGGTTGCCGATTTCACCGATTCCCAGGCCGTGATCAGCCTCAACGGCGGTGTGACCGAGGTGTACGGCTACAAGGTCGAGGCAGGGAAGATCGTCTTCGACGAGTCCGGCCAGCCCGTTGTCCGGCAAGAGTCCTGGGTCGCCATGGTGGCCAACAGCATCAAGAACATTTTCACCCATCGTCAGGCTCGGCCTGATCAACCTGAGAAGGAGGGCGACATGCCCCTGACCACCGAAGAAAAGGCCGAAATCGTGAAGGAAATCGGCACCAACACCTCCAACGCCATCAAGGAACTGGCGGACACCATCATCAAGCCCCTGGCCGACAAGGTCGACGGCCTGGTCGCCAACCACAAGGCCCTGGCCGACACGCTGACCGCCAACCAGCGCGCCGAGGAAGACAGCATGCGTGAAGCGGTCAAGGCCAAGTTCGGCGAGGTCATCGCCAACAGCCTGGCCGGCGACGCGCTCAAGGAAATGTTCAAGCAGTGCGGCGAGTCCGCCCCGCTGGGCGCCAATGCCGCCACCGACAAAGGCGGCCTCACCGCCGATATCAACAACCTGCCGAAGGAGTAAGCCATGTCTCGCTATCGTCGCGTGAACATCGACGGCAAGTCGCTGTTCAAGACCGAAACCCGCAAGACCGCCGCGGATCTCCTGCCCGGCACGTTCGCCGTGATCAATGGCAGCGACCTGTTCGCCCAGGCAAGCGCAAGCGTTGGCCGACTCTACGTCATCGACTGCGCTCACCACGAAGGTCTCAACATCCGCGATGCGGTTCCCGCCGGCCATTCGGCCGTGGGCAACTACGTCGAAGAGAGTCGCGAACTCGCCGTGCTGTGCCCGGCCGGCACCTACAAGAAGGACACGCCGATCAAGCTCGGCACCAGCGGCCAGGGTGCCATCGCGTCGAGCGATACCGACACGGTCCTCGGGTACAGCCAGGACGATGCAGTCATCGCCTCCGGCGAAACCGACTTCATCCGCATCCGCTTCCGTGTCGGCAGTGTCGCCGCCCCGGCGCCCTAATAGGAGTACGGACACATGTTCCTCACCCAGCAAGCAATCGCCGCCCATCCTCGCCTGATGGGCCACTACCAGGAGTTGCAGGCCAACCGCAACATCTGGAACAGCCAGAACGCCGCGATGATCACCCACCATCGCGGCGCCATGACCCCCGAAATGCTGGCCTGCAACGCGCTCGCCGGCCTGGGTCGTGAGTTCTGGGCCGAGGTCGACGCCCAGATCATCCAGTACCGCAACCAGGAAACCGGCATGGAGATCGTCAACGATCTCCTGCAGGTGCAGACCGTGCTTCCGATCGGCAAGACCGCCAAGCTCTACAACGTGGTCGGCGACATCGCCGATGATGTGTCGGTGAGCATCGATGGCCAGGCCCCGTACTCCTTCGATCACACCGAGTACAACTCCGACGGCGACCCGATCCCGGTATTCACCGCCGGCTACGGTGTCAACTGGCGCCATGCCGCCGGCATGAACACCGTCGGCATCGACCTGGTCCTGGATTCCCAGGCCGCGAAGCTCCGCAAGTTCAACAAGCGGATCGTTGCCTACACCCTGGACGGTGCCACCAACATCCAGGTCGAGAACTACCCAGCTCAGGGTCTGCGCAATCACCGCAACACCATCAAGGTCAACCTGGGCTCCGGCGCCGGCGGCGCGAACATCGACCTGACCACTGCCACGCCGCAGCAGATCATCGACTTCTTCACCAAAGGCGCATTCGGCCAGGCTGCGCGCACGAACAAGGTCGATGCCTACGACGTGCTCTGGGTTTCCCCGGAAATCAACGCCAACCTCGCTCAGCCGTACATGATCACCATGGGCGGCGGTGCGAATGCGGTAGTGGCCGGCACCGTGCTCGATGCGGTCATGCGCTTCATCCCGGCGCGCGCGGTTCGCCAGACCTTCGCCCTGTCGGGCAACGAGTTCCTGGGCTATCAGCGACGTCGTGACGTGGTATCTCCACTAGTCGGCATGGCTACCGGTGTTATCCCGCTGCCGCGCCCGCTGCCGCAGGTCAACTACAACTTCCAGATCATGAGCGCCATGGGCATCCAGGTGAAGAAGGACGACGAAGGCCTGTCCGGCGTGATCTACGGCGCCAACCTGGCGTAAGGGGGCGATGTGCGCTACGAAGTGACCCGCGCCTGGCATGGCGTAAGCGTGGGCGACGTGGTGGAACTGGAGCACCTTCACCCGTCGCTGAAACCCAACGTGCGCCCCCTCGGCGGTGATTCTGTCCTCGAAGCAGCTACGCCGGCTGCAAGTTCGGATGTCGAGCAGAAACGCCGAGGGCGACCGCCGAAAACCGAGTGACCGGTGCGTGACGAGAGGCCGCCTGCGGGCGGCTTCGTCGTTTCTGGCCCCAGAAATGGGGCCTTCTTCTTCCAGGAATCGGACATGATCACAGTTGAACAGGCCCGGCAGTACCTGCAGAGCCAGGGCATCGACAACGTGCCCGATTTCATCCTCGCGGCGTGGATCGAGCAGTTGCAGCAGGTTCAAGAATGTCTGGATGCCCACTACCCGGCATCGACCGCGCTGCTGATTCAGGCCTACCTGCTGGCGCTATTCGCCCTGGCCCAGGCCGACAAGTACATCAGCAGCCAGACGGCCCCATCTGGTGCTTCTCGATCGTTTCGCTACCAGGCCTTTGCTGATCGCTGGAAGGCGCAGTTGGCCCTGCTGAACGCCCTGGACAAGTACGGATGTGCGACGGGGCTGATTCCCCCGAACCCAACCCAGACCGCACACGGCGGTCTTTGGATCGCGCGCGGTGGCTGCATGTGTGGTGACTCATGAGCACGACAGCGAATTGGAGTTACACCAACACGGCGACGGTTCGGCCATTCCTGTACTTCGACCTTTCGACGCAGGAGGCCGTTTACGGTCCCGAGTACGAGATCGCCTGCACCTGGGTAGCGAAAGGTGAGCAGGTCCGCGATAACAACGGCGCCGAGTTCGTGTCGCGCCACCAGATCTACACCGAAGACCGCCGGCCGAAGTACCTGGACCTGATCCAGTTCGACGGCTCCAGCGGTTGGGAAGAGATTCGCTCGGTGACGAACTGGGACATGAGCTTTTTTGGAGAGGATCCTGATTTTCTGCTCGTGACTTAGATTCGAACCACGTAACCAAGTCTCTCCTCAGCTAATTTTCTTGCTGCCACTGCGTCAGCTTTATCTATGAAATTGCCCAGGTGGATGCATTTCATGCTGTCCCATATCTGCGCGTACCAGCGACCGGTTCGCTTGTTCAGGTAGACACCAGGGTGCCCAGAAGTGTTGTTCTTCGAGACTTTATTGTTCTTGGTGTTGGTGGATTGAGGCACTTCACGAAGGTTGGATATCCGGTTGTTGGTGAGAACTCCATCGAAGTGATCCACCACCCCATTCGGCAGCCTCCCGTGGACGTAAATCCAGGCAAGACGATTTGCCTGATGGCGCTTTCCGTCGATCTTGATCACCAAGTATCCACGCGCATCAATGGTGCCCGCCTGACGACCGGCTATGGCTCGATTGGAGAGCGTTTGCCTCCAGGTAAAAAGGCCAGTTTCGGGTTCGTAGATAACTACCTCTTGCAATCGCTGTGCGGTGAGCATCGTCAATTCTCCTGCGCGTGTGCGGCGCATGAATTCTATCCAATACGGTGACCTGACATGGCAATCCAAGGCATCGACCGCGTCCGGCGGAATCTTCGTGTGGCTGTCGAAAACATTGCCGGCGGCGTTTCCGAGCGCGCTGTTTATGAGGTGCTGAGCCAGGGAGCGACAATGGCGCAGACCATGACACCGATCGACACATCGACTCTGGTCAGCAGCCAAACGGCCCCCCAGATCACTGTTGGCCCAAACGGGGTCGAGGGCAGCGTCGGTTACACCGCTGCCTACGCAGCAGCAGTCCACGATGCGCCAGGAACTCTCGCCGGCCAGCCGCGGGACGAGAACGACCCTAGCCGGGGGGACTACTGGGACCAGAATGCGGAGCCTGAATTTCTCACGAAGGGCTTTGACCAGATCATTCCAGCAATCCCGGCCATCCTCCGCAGGACCTACCGCGTATGACCCCCTACGACGCCTTCCAGGATTGGCTGGCTTCGATCCTAGGCGAGGGCTACCAGTACAGCCGCGGGATGTGGGTCGACCACCCCTCGCTCGACTCGGCATTCATCGCAGCGATCCAGCAAACCGGCGGTCCCCCGACCCAGGTCGACATTCGTCGCCTGCGGTTCAAGGTGATCCTCCTCGGCCCGAAGGGCGTCCGGAAACACGTTGTCGACGTCGGCAACTCAATCGAGACCCTGGCGCAGGTAGCGCTTGGTGACAGCGTCCCCTGTGGCGCCGCATCTGTTCGGGCAATCGGCGAGCCGATCGGGCCTGGATACACCACCGAAAACCGGGCCTGGTACAGCCTGGACCTTGAAGTTCTCTATTAATCAGGAGGCCAGACATGGCTTGCAAGAAGCTCAAATTTCCGGGCCGCGACGTCGTGCTCGAGTATTTCATCGGGTGTGGCGATGTGCTGCCGGCGGAGACTGACTGGCTCCGTTTCGGGTCGCTCCGCACGAAGGAGTTCACTATCGAATGGGACACCATCGACGCAACCGATTCCGACTCGGTCGGCGCGCTGCGCGAGAACCTGGCCAGCTTCCAGACGCTGACCATTTCCGGTGACGGTACCGTGAAGTCCTCGGGTGCTGGCGCGCAGAACCTGATCGACCTGACGAAGCATGTCGTGAAGCCGGACGCGACCGGCGGACAGCCTGTTGTCTGGATGCGCATGACCTTCCCGGACCTGACGTTCACTGCATTCATGCTCATCAGCAACCTCAGCCGCTCCGCGCCGTACGACGATGTCACCACCTACAGCTTCGAGGCTTCGGCGACCGCTTCCGACTTCGGCCTGATCGTCGAGGATACCCCCGACGCGGATGCGCCGGACCCGACCAGCATTCAGGTCGTGCCGGAGACCCTCTCGCTTACCGTTGGCGAAGGCTTCAACTTCGAGGGCGTCGTGCTGCCTGTTGGCGCTCCGCAAGGCCTGCGCTGGACTTCCAGTGCGCCGACCGTGGCCGCGGTGAACGCGGTTACCGGCGAGGTGAGCGCGCTGTCGGCCGGCACCGCCACGATCACCGCTGCTTCCAGCGTCGCCCCGGGCGTCACCGATACCGCAACTGTCACGGTTGTCCCGCTGGTGCAGGGCATCACTGTCTCTCCGACCTCCGTCTCGATCGCCGAAGGCGCCACCCAGCAACTGACCGCCGCTGTATCCCCGACCGGTGCGGCTCCTGGCCTAGTCTACGAAAGCGCGGCGCCGGCGATTGCCACCGTGAGCTCGACCGGCCTGGTGACCGGTGTTGATGTCGGTACCACCACGGTGAAAATCACCAGTGCGGCGCGGCCGTCGGTGAGCGTGACCGTTCCGGTAACCGTTACTGCACCGTGATCCTCACCGAGATCGGTGAGATAGGCGTACACACGGCCTCTGGGGAGTTCTTTCTCCTGCGGCCGTCCCTGTACGCCATGACCCAGCTCGGTACGCCGGCCGAGATTGTCGACGTCTTCGCGCGCGTCATGAGCGACCCGATCACCGAGAAGCATCAGGCGGACCAGTTCGCGGACGCCCTGGCCGTGGTGGTGGCCTGTAGTGAGCAGGACCTGTCCGACGTGTTTGGCTACTACGACCAGGACCTGGTCTATCGGCCAGGAACTGCGGACGTCGAGCACCTTGTGCCTCTCGCGCGCTGCCTGCTGAAGCACGGCGTCACAGGAGCGATTCCGCCACTCCCCCGGCGCCACGACGAAGAGCCGAACTACTCGGGGGAATTCGTTGCGCGGGAGTACGTCGCGACGGCGATAGCGCACCTGGGGCTGAGCGAGCGCGAAGCTTGGTCCATGACCATGACCGGCCTGATCGGCGCCCTGCGCGCGAAATACCCCCCAACCGAATCGAACGCTCCGGGCGCCAGAGCCCCGACCGCGGCAGAGCATGACGCGACGATGGAGTGGTTCGACAAGATCGAGGCCAAGCGCAAGGCGCGGGCGAAAGGAGCACCCTGATGGCTGAGAATGTCGGCAGCATCTACTACACCGTCGAGGCGGATACCTCTGGCCTCGTCAACGGTGCGAACGCCGCCGATCGCTCGCTGGACAGCATGCAGGGTTCCATGCAGCGGACCGATGCGACTGCTGGGAAGTTGCAGACCCGCATGACCAGGGTGGCGGGAGCTGTGCGGCAGGCCAACCAGCAGATCGGCGCCCAGACCTCGGCATACAGCGGGCTGACCCGGGTCGTTGCTGCTTACCTTTCGCTCCGGACGCTCCAGTCGGTCATCGAACTTTCCGACCAGTACGGCCAGATGGCCTCGCGCATTCGGAACGCTACCAGTAGCGCCGAAGAGTACGCCATGGTGCAGGAGCGGCTGTTGCAGACCGCCAACGGCACCTTCCGGGCGCTGAGCGAGGCTCAAGAGGTCTACCTGGCTACGGCTGACACGCTCCGGGATCTCGGCTACACCACGTCCGACGTTCTGGACATCACTGACTCGTTCTCCTACGCGCTGGTTCGCGACGCCGCGCGCGCCGACCAGGCCACCACCGCCATGGATGCGTGGTCCAAGGCGTTGATGAAGAACAAGGTCGAGGCTGATGGCTGGGCCTCGATAATGGCCGCGACTCCGTCGATCGTCGAAGGCATCGCCGAGGCTACCGGCCGGACCCAGGCTGAAATCCGGCAGTTGGGCGCCAGCGGGAAGCTGTCTGTCGAGGCACTGAACGAAGGGCTGCGCCGCACCCGGGACGAGAACAAGGCATTGGCCGATGAGATGGAAACATCGGTCGCAGACTCGTTTACCAAGCTGCGCAACAGCATGACGGTGTTCATCGGAAAGGTGAACGAGTCGAGCGGCGCCAGCCAGATTCTGACCAGCAATATCGCGAAGCTGGCCGAGATACTACAGGATCCCGAAACCATCAAGGCTGCGCAGGACCTGGCTGCTGGCGTGGTTGGTGCGCTGAACAAGATCATTGACGGGGCGAAGGAAACCGTCCGGATAGTTCAGTGGGCTTCTGAAGAACTGGCCTACCAGCTTAGCGGCGGGATGGCTGCGTCTGATGACATTGTTCGACTCAATGAGTCGCTAGCCGATCAACGGGAAGAGCTTGCGAAGCTGGAGAAGGCTCGGGACAACCTAAGGGCGCTTGGCCTAAAGGTCGAAAACGAGGACCCGATCAACAAGCTCAAGGCCGACATTCGGGCAACTGAGGCGTTGATTGAAAACTTCTACAAGAGCCAAGAGAAGAAGCCCCCGGTAGAGGCACCGAAGCTATCTACTCCATCGCAGCCAGGTAAATCGGGCGGGAAGACCGGTACCGTCAACGCCGAGGCCGCTGCCACGGCAGGCACGAAGAAGCTCACCGAGGCGCAGAAGGCAGCCAAGAAAGCCGCTCAGGAACTCGCCCAGGCGCAGAAGGAAAACATCGACACCATTGCCAGCCTCGGCCAGCAACTCGCTCTTGTCGGCCTGAAGGGCAAGGACCTGATGCAGACCCAGGCAGAGCTGCAACTCAACGAGTACGCCACGCCGGAGCAGGTCGCCCAGGTCCGCGCGCTCGCCGCAGCTCTGTACGAAGCGCAACAGGTCGAAGCCAACAAGCAGTTGCTGGGGCAAATGGACCCTATCGCCGGCGAAGACCAGCGCTACCAGACCGAACTGGAGAATCTGAAAAAGCTGAACGAGGCCAAGTTGCTCGAGGACCAGCGCTACCTGGAACTCAAGGCGCAGGCCGAGCAACAGCACGATGCCACGATGAAGCAACTGGAGGAGGAGCGATTCCGCCGCCAGGCTGCCGGCAACGAGATGATCATGGCAACGCTGGATCAGGTGCAGCAGGCCGGCACGAACGCTCTGACAGGGCTGATAACCGGGGCGAACAACGGTGCCGATGCAATGCGACAACTGGCCGGCGCCATGCTGAACCAGGTCGTGGGCGCCCTCGTCAAGGTCGGTATCGAACAGGCGAAGAACTTCATCATGGGGCAGGCCCAGCAGGCGGCTGCGGCGACGACAGCCGCGGCGACAGGTGCAGCTATGGCTTCTGCCTACGCGCCAGCCGCCGCTGCCGCCTCGGTTGCGTCATTCGGTGGGGCGGCAACGGCTGGCCTGACCGCAATGGCGGCTGCCATCCCGGCGATGCTTGGCATGTTCGGTGGTGGCCGACAGTACGGCGGCTCCGTAGGGGCTGGTGGCATGTACCGCATCAACGAGAACGGCGCGCCAGAGGTGTTCCAGGCTGCGAATGGCCGGCAGTACATGCTGCCGAACACGCGAGGCGAGGTGATCAGCAACGGCGACGCCACCGCGCAGGGCTCGCCGCAGATCAGCCTGCAGATCATCAACAACGGTCCTCCGGTTTCCGCCACCGCCACCATGGACGGGAACAACTTGCGGGTAACTCTCGATGCGGTCGAGCAGGACTTTGCCAACAAGGTTTCTTCCGGCCAGGGGCTTTACCCGAAAGCAATCGAAGGCGCCTATGGATTCAAGAGGGCAGGGCGATGATCAAATGGCCTGATGGCCTTCCCTTCCCACTCAGGGAGGGGTACGGCTTCAAGACGGTAGAGCCTATGGCCAGGACGTCCCTCCAGAGCGGCCGGGCACGCTACAGGCGGAACTTCAGCAATGTGCCGGTCGCGCTGGAGGTTTCCTGGCTGTTCACTGCTGAGCAGGCTCGGCTGTTCAAAGGGTGGTACCGAGACGTCCTGAAAGATGGCGTCAAGTGGTTCGAGTGCAATTTGCGTACGGAGGAGGGAATCGTTCCGTGCAACCTGCACTTCGAGGGGATCTACGACGGTGGCTATCTCGTCGGGCGCGACCACTGGCGTTTCAACGCAACCGTCGTGATGCGAGAGCGCTCGATCATCGATCCTGGGTGGGCCGAGATTCTGCCCGAGTACATCCTCCTCGCGGATATCTTCGACATCGCGATGAACAGGGAGTGGCCTCGACATGGCGACGGCTCTTGAGCGCTTCTATGCCTCCGGCGGTGAAGACCTGAAGCTCGCCACGGTCGAGTTGTCATGCCCGGCGTGGCCGGAGCCTATCCTCATCTGCCAGGGCTATGACGACATCACCTGCATGACCGAAGACGGGCGGCTGCTGACGTTCATTGCCGGCGCTATCGACGTATCGATTCCGAAGCGAGACAACAGCGGAAACCAGAACGTTGGATTCGCAATCGACAACGTGACCGGATTCGCACAGCAGCGTATCAACGAAGCCCTGGAGGCTGGCGAGTATGTGACCCTGATCCTGCGGATGTACCTGGAGAGCGATCTCACAGCGCCCGCTGAGCGGCCATACCGCATGAGGGTCAAGACGCCGGGTTTCGAGGGTCTCACTGCTCAGGTCGAGGCCGGTTACTACGACCTCATCAACACCGCCGCGCTGCGCCACATCTACAACGTCAGCGAGTTCCCCGGACTCAAATACTGGCCTTGATCCCATGCCGAACAGATACCTCACCGCCATCTATACCGAGGGCGGGCGGGCCCTGCCGTGCCTGGACTGCTGGGGCCTGACGCTCATAGCGCGGGTTGAGCTGTTCGGACTGCCGATGCTGACCGACTTCGGTGGTGTCACGCGACTCACCCCGGTTTCGATGCAGCGGGCGTGCGATATGGAGATCCAGCGCGCGCTCGAGCAATGCGAGCCAGGACCTGGGGTCATCGCCGCGGCCTATAGAGGGCGTCTGCTCGATCACGTAGGTCTGCTGGTCGAGGTGGATGGTCGCCTGCGGATTCTCGAAATCAACCCGGGAAGCGGGGTGTCGCTCACTCCGCTCCAGAAGTTCTCCGACAAATATTCCAAGGTGGTCTTCTACCGTGATCGAAATCTACCCATCGCTCCTTGACGGAGAACCGCTGGAGCGGCATCCGATCGGCCGCAGGATGACGATCCATGCGTGGCTGACTGCGAATTCGCCTGGGTACCGCTGCCACGACGTCCACCCGTTCTCTATCGGTGTTGTCCCCGCTGAGGTTGCGCTCTGCGATGACCTCACCGACAAGCAGAAAAAGGCCCATGAGGAGTTCATCCATCCCGGTGAGTGGGCCGAGCGCATCATCGACCGCGGCGACATTGTGAGGATCTACAAGCTCCCGCGCGGGACTGATCCGTTCACGATTACTGCGGCCCTTTTCAAGGGGGCGCAATCGGTTTTTCGGATGCTCATGCCTCAATTGCCCGGCATGCCGACGAACCCCGGGCAGGGCGCGTCGCTCTCTGAAACCAGCGCGCGTGGAAACAAGGTCAAGCTCGGCGATGCGATACGCGAAGTCGCTGGCCGTCGCCTGATTTATCCCGACTACATCCTGCCGCCCCGGAAGTATTTCGCCGGTCCGCGTGAGCAGTGGACCGAAATGCTCCTGTGTATTGGACGTGGTCGGTTCCAGATCGCCGAAGGTGCAGCGAAAATCGGTGACACGTCGTTCCTGGCACTGGGCGCCGATGCCTCTTTCCAGATTTTCGAACCAGGGCAGAACGTCAGCGGGCACCCTGCATCGGTCTGGTGGCATCTGGTCGAAGAGGTTGGCGCGAGTTCAACCGGCAACGCCGGTCTTGACCTGACCGAGAGCTCCAATCTCACCCCGAACCCGTCGGCAACTACGTTCACGTTTTCCGGAACGAACATCATCATTTCTGCCGGAGCCGGGTCGTTCCCCTCTGACTGGGTTGCGGGGACGATCCTGCGGGTTGAGGCGATGTACCCCTATTCGGTGAACGATGGCGGCGGGACGAATCGCGACGTCGTGACGGGGGATATCGCTCAGCTCGGGCTGGATGTTGGCGATGAGATCGAGGTGGTCGGCACCAACGGCGGCCTCTACCTGGTGAACGACATCACCTCAACGTCGATGACGCTCAACTACAGCAACGGTTCGCCGGCCAATGCGTTGCAGACCGGCTCCGGAAATGCAGCAATCGGCCCGCGTGGGCTGCGCTATCGGATCACGGCGTACAGCGCGCAGCAACTCACCGTCGAGCGGCTGACCAGTGCGGGTGGTGTCGATGTTGACTGGCCAGGATTCACCGCTCTCAACTCGTCTACGTCCCGAGTCACCATCGATCCGACCAGCCTAGAAGGGGGCTGGCGCGGGCCATTCCCTGCATGCCCTGTATCGGAGAAGACCAACTTCGTCGAGATCGACGTGTTTTGCCCGGAAGGCCTGTGCGGCGTAGGCAGGGAAGGGCAGATCTACCAGATCCGCACCTATTACGACATCCAGTGGCGAGACATGGCCATCGGCGGCGCATGGACGACGGTCAGCAAGAACCACGCAGGGAGTTCATTGGATCAGCAAGGATTCACGGACGGCATCTCGCTGCCGTACATGATGCGACCCGAATTTCGCATTCGAAAAGTGTTCGTCAACCAGGGCGGCAACTCAACATCCGAGTACCGAGACCGCACCCAGTGGTACGGGATGCGCGCGCGCCTCCAGGCTCCATCGTCTTACGCCGGCGTCACGGTAATGGCTGTTCGGTATCGGTCGTCTGACCGCATCGCGGCGCAGACCGAAAGCCGCGTTTCGGTAGAGGCCACTCGCATGCTCCCAACCCGCCAGGGTGGAGCATGGACGAGCGAGATCGCTACGCGAGACATCGTCCCGTTCCTCTGCTACATCGCGAAGGAGCGCGGCTACACCGATGCGGATCTCGACCTCGACGAACTGGATCGGCTGGACGCAATCTGGAAGGCCCGCGGCGACACGTTCGACATGATCTACGAGGACGGCAAGATCACCGTCGCCCAGATTATGGACGATGTTCTTGCGGCCGGGTATGCCGAGAAGACCATCAAGCGCGGCGTGATCTCTGCGGCCCGAGACGAGCCAAGGACAACATTCGGGCACATGTACTCGCCGCAGAACATGGATGGTCCACTGAGGATCAGCATCAGCGCTCCGTCTGAGGACGACTACGACGGTGTTGACGTGGATTTCGTCAACGCCAACGGCTGGATCGAAGATACCGTGCAGTGCCGCCTGCCCGGCGATGTCGGCAGGAAGGTCGAGAAGATCACGGCTGTCGGTGTCACAAACCGCGATCGGGCCTGGCGCTATGGCATGCGCCGCCGGATGGCACAGCGATACCGGCGAACCGAGTATTCGTTCAATACCGGCCTCGACGCGCTGAACAGCGAGTTCTGGGATTATGTGGCACTCGCCGGCGATGTTCCAGGCCCTGGGCTGGCGCAGAGCGCATATCTGAAATCGTTCGTGATCTCGGGAAACTCGGTGCTGATCGAGTCCAGCGAGCCGCTCGATTGGTCGCTGCTGAACTCTCCGGCGCTGTACCTGCGCCGCCCAGACGGAACGGTATCCGGCGGATACCCGGCATCTCGGATCGACGACTACCGACTGAGCATTCCCAGCATCGATTTCGTCCCAGATGTTTCCTGGGAAATCGAACCGCCGCACCTGCTGCTGGGAAATCCATACCCAGCCCTGATCAGTTCCATTGATCCCAACGGAAATACCGCGGCATCTGTTCGGGCGGTGAACTACGACCCCAGGGTCTACACCTTCGACAACGCCAGCGCCCCCAACTGACCGCACACACAAATCCAGAGCCCGCCATAGAGCGGGCTTTTTCATGCCCGGAGAATTTGCATGACTACATATGCCACCGGCAATCCGCTTGGCTCCAAAGACCCGCGCGACTTGTACGACAACGCCGAGAACTTCGACGCGGCGATGAATGACCGTACGAATGTTGCGTGGAGAGACAGGTTCGGTGTTTCGCGGAAAACCTGGTTTGGCATCGAGGATCAGGTAAACACCTTCCTCGCCCGATCTGGGTTCGAGTTGCCACCGTTGCAGTATGTCGATGGTTCCCCGTTGACCGTAGATCGCTCGACGCAGACTATCGAGCGGGGTGGCAATCTTTATAGTGTAAAGCTTCCATCTTCGTTCCCTGTCGTTCTCTCTGGCAATTGGTCTGAAGATGAAGGTCTACTTGTTGTTCGAGGTGATCAGTCTCTTCGTCAAGAAATTACTAGCACGTCTCCAAGCGAAGGATCTTCGATCATTGGTAACGCAACTGTATCTGTATCTTCAGTTGCGGACATAAAAAATCAGACTAAAAGACCGGATCTTAAGCTCTCTTTGTCTTCATATCATCCGCTTGGAACGTCTGGTGGCGGGGAATTTATTTGGAGCCCATCTACTCCTAAATCTCAGCATGACGGAGGAACCATCTTTAGCCCGACTGTCCCATGGGATGGTTCGCAGGCCACGCTTTCAGACTACTTGGATGGCGATGGAGAAACAGACCCTTCTGGGGCTGGATGCTGGCTGAGGATTTTTGATGATGTGAAGCTGGAGTATTTTGGGGGGGTGGTTAGTGAGACCATAGACTCATCAGCATCGTATTTGGCAGCTCTTAGGTACTGCATTTCAAATAACAAAGAACTTCATCTTCCTGATGGGGTTATTCGAGTAAATTCAACAGCCGTAATTAACGGGTCTACCACTCTGTTTTCGTCTGTAAAAATTAGAGGTACGTTTAAGACGAGCGGTGTTGCTGCAGGTTATGTTGTGAGTCGAGTTGGTAGCCTGATATATACTGACGGAAACAGCGCTCTTGATATTTCGTTCAATGACTTCAGGAATGAAAACTTCGATATCCGTGGCGTAGCATTCGTTGATACATCATTCTATCCGGCTGGAACTCCTGCGAGCCCAAATCCTGCAATAATTATCAGAAAGGGTAATCCTGACGGTAGCAGTAATAGATATATAACTGGCAACGTACTTGAGGATGTTGCTTTCGTTAGTTACCAAGATGCTGTTAAGACTGTTGGTATTGCTACAGGTCTTCCGGCATACAACTATGTAGGACCAACCTCGTTTAATCGCGTGTATTTCTACAGGTGTGGCACTGTAATGCACCTGCAAGACTGCACGTACAATCACCTGTTCATGAATGAGTGCCTGCTTTTTGATATCTCATCGCAAGCCATCTTTCTTAGTAAGACTGATAGCGGTACTGGCGGTAACGTTGTAGTCACTTTCAGTAACTGCGTATTCGAATCTATTTGGGGCATTATGAATACGGCTAACGGATTGACGTCTTCATCTATGCGCAATACGGCAGTTTTCAACTCATGCAATAGAGAGTTCTGCGGGCTTTATGGGCCTACTGGTGGTGGCGGTAACTTTGCAGGAAGCCCGCTGGGGTATATCGGGCATACTGATGTAATGATCAATGGCAACTGGGAGAGAGGGCAAGCGTTTGGTGAAACGACTTTGCCAGCGATTGACCCTGGAGCAGTTGTTTTTGCAAGCAGATATGTAGATGTCATTATGAATGGCGGCCAAGTTGGTTCGCCAGAATATGTCAACGTCGTTGATGTTAGCGGAACGATTCCAGCATCTGGCAGCCTGACAAAAACTTTCAATGTTAGCGGTTCGTTTGTATTGAATGCTGACGTCGCCTATGACGACGGGTTTGGCGGGCACCAGAACGTTGTTGCCTACGGCAACCCGACTGGCTCAAAGGCTCGGGACGTGACGGGTACGATCATTTCTGCTGGCCTGACTGCAACCTACGGCGATGGCCCATCTGGCGCGGCGTTCACGGTAACGTTCAACAACGGTACCGCGTCGCCGATCAATGTGAAGATCCGAGTCACGAACAAAGCCGGCCTGATCGTTACTGTTTCATGAGATGCAGCCCGAGACTCTATGACCAGCCCGCACTCTGCGGGCTTTTTTGTGCCTGGAGATCAGAATGCCTATCACTGAGCAGCAACTGCTGCAAATCCTCCCGAACGCCGGCCATCGAGCCGGCGTCGGGCCAATCACTAGCGGATGCTGAGCCCAGAATACCGGTTGAGCCCCAGCCGCCGCTGTACGGCATCAAACTCACCATCGAAATCCATCCTGAGCTTCCAGACGCCCATGTAGCCATCCTTGAAGTGGTCGATCATCTCTACGCCCGCGCGGGAGCCGTGCTGCCCAAGGAAGCTGTAGAGGCTGTGGCGCTTGAAGATTTCGAACAGGTACTGGAAGTGGTGGCAGACGAAGTATACGTCGTAGAGTTGGTGGTCGTTGAGCATGGTGCCGCAGCGTTTTTCAGGCTTCGGCAGCCATTCGCCTTCGTGAACGCTGTAGGCGGCGACGAAGTTGCGGGCCGCATCCAGCTGATTGGCAGGAATGTCTGCGGCAGACCTAACCCGAAGGCGGCATGGGTCTGTGACCAGATTTTCATGGCGGCTCGGCGGCGGACTTCGACGGGGAGGGCGGCTACCTTGCCCTTGATCAGCGAGCCGAGCATGTGGAAGCCGTCGGTGCCGATGGTTTCGCCAACCAGGGTTGCCATCTTGTTGCTGGAGTCCTCATAGCGACCATGCTTGCGAATCGCAGGAAGCACCTCGGCGGTTACCCACTTCTTGAAGCGCTTGGCCTCGGCCTTGCGGCTGCGCAGGATCGCCGAGTACAGCCCTGACTCGTTGATGACCAGCATTTCCTGATCGCCGCCAGGGGTGTGCACATTCTGCATACCCTTTTCGTCTTCATCGAGATTGCGAGTCATCTGAGGCGCTGCCGGATAGCCTAGAGAAGCAGCCACATCGGTAGCAACGAACCATGGTTGGTCGTCGATCAGCATGGTGCGGACTTCGCGAGCGTCGAACTGGAACTGAATTACTTGAGCGGTTTGCATGATGAGGACTCCTTCAGTTTAGAGTCCGCCGCCAGAGGCCAATCTGGAGGGCGGGACCGTGCGGGTTGGCCTACCGGCTGAAGGAACCGGCCACTCTTGCGAGTGCCCACACGGCCCGCCCATAAACTGGTGCCGTGCTATGGACACAAAAAAAACCGCTTTAAGCGGCTGTGTCCGCCTTCAGTCCGGGAGGCCAATCCCAGGCCGCTGAATTTGCAGCGGCAGGCGGAATATGGAATAAACGCCAGCATTCGTCAACGTTCATGAGGGGCTGGGGTGGCTAAAAAGGAAATCGACTCAGCTAGTATCCATGCGAACCGAATGGCTAAGCTGAATAGCGCGTCCAGCAGCTACGGTTGCAGGACTTTGTTTATGCATCTATCGGCCCTTCGTCCAGATACCCGAACCTCTCACGCGGCAAGGCATGGAAAGCTTTTCACTGCTGATCAGGTAAGGGAGTGGTATGCGCGTGATGGCAATTCAGAGGGATGCAGGTGCTCACTCGTTGAGGTTCTCGTAGACGAGCAGGGTGTCCCCCTGGCCCCCATGCTGGTTGAGCGTGCGCGCCAGACTTTCGAAAAGATGAAGGCAAAGGGGCTCGGCGACTGGACAAGAGAACTGTGACCTCAAGGTCTGGCGTCATGCACGGGCGATTGATAGCGTCGTGACCTGCTGACAACTGATCAATAAGGGATTGCCATGCAGTACAGCGTGATTGTCACGGGCACAGGATTCGAAGGTCGTAGCGGCAGAATACGCCTGGCTGTGCGCCCCGGAATGGAAGTCAAGCTAGTGCCAGAACCGGACAACCCGCACGACCCCAATGCCATCGCCGTCTACGTGCATGTCCGGCGCTGGTTCACCCTGTTCCTCCCGACTGACGTACAAATCGGCTACATCAAGAGAGATCGGGCCGCGTTCTTCACCCGAAAGATGAAGGAGGGTGGGCGGATCACAAAGGCAACAGTGAAAAGCATGTACACCGAACTCGACCATCCAAGGGTTTCTCTGAGCATCGAAACCGACTGGTAGTCGCGCAAGACAGAAAAGCAAAACCCCCGGACGTTCACAGCGTGCCGGGGGTTTTTATTTCCACCCCTTGGGAAGGACAAGGAGCAGAACATACGTGAATCGTAGACCAATCTTGCTGAAGGTTAAAGACTGGCTGGAGGTCAAAATGCCAACGAGTCATTTCCTGAATTTTTGCATCGGGGTCAGCCTGCTGATCCTGGCCTGTGGAGCCGCCGCCTGACTGTCGTCTCCCGTGCTGCTGGCGATCCTGACCGGTAGCTGACCCGAACACCTTTCCGACGAAGATAAGCCCGCCATTGAGCGGGCTTCGTCGTTTTTGGAGACCCGTAAATGCGTACATCCCAACGAGGCATAGACCTCATCAAATCGTTCGAGGGCCTGCGCCTGTCCGCTTACCAGGACTCGGTGGGTGTCTGGACTATTGGCTACGGCACCACCCGAGGTGTCACCCGCTACATGACGATCACCGTTGAGCAGGCCGAGCGGATGCTGTCGAACGACATTCAGCGCTTCGAGCCCGAGATGGACAAGCTGGTGAAAGTGCCACTGAACCAGAACCAGTGGGATGCCCTGATGAGCTTCGTCTATAACCTGGGCGCGGCCAATCTTGCGTCGTCCACTCTGCTCAAGCTGCTGAACAAGGGTGACTACCAGGGAGCAGCGGACCAGTTCCCTCGCTGGGTGAATGCGGGTGGTAAGCGCTTGGAAGGGCTGGTAAAGCGCCGAGCGGCGGAACGTGTCCTGTTCCTGGAGCCGCTGTCGTGATCTCCGCTCGCGCTTTATCGGTCGCGCTGGCCTGCCTGGTGCTGGTCGGCCTCGGCACCGCCGGCGGTGTCTGGCTCGGCGCGCGACACTACCGGCCGCAGCTGGATGCCGTGAGCGCGGATCTGGCTGCCTGCCGTGCCTCCCGGGGAGAGTTGGAGTCCGCAGTGGCAGAGCAGGTCCGGCAGGTTGCCGCGCTGCGCGAGTACGGCGAGCTGGCAGGCCAGGTGCGTCAGCAGCGCGAACAGGCGGACGCCAAGCTGGCCGAGCTGACCGCGCAGCGCGACATGAAACAGGCAGCGCTCAATAAGGCCGCTGCCGACCAAGAGAGGAAGGACAACGATGCTCAGGCTGAAATCGCTCGCCTTGCTGGTGAGTTGCGCGACCGCCCTGTGCGCGTGCGCATCGTCCCCGCCGCAGGTGGGGGCTGTAGTGGTGGCGCCGCAGGTGACGCAGCCGGCACCGCCGAAGCTGGTGCAGGAGACGCCGCCTCGGCCTACGGGCTACTACCGGAAGAAAATTCTCGACGCTTTAACGACTCCCTGAGCGAAGTCGAAACCCTGAGCGCGGCCTACAACTCGTGTCGCGCCCGGTTGATCCCCCAAGAGCCGACCCTGTAGGGAGGAAACCATGGCCTACACCGCATATCGGGTGCTCAAGGCACCTATCGACCAGATCGAGCGCTTCATGACCGAGGCCATCGCCGATGGCTGGCAGCCGCTCGGTGCGCCTATCCTGCTCTACCCCGACGACAAGGCCGTCTACCAGGCTCTGGTCAAGGGTACGCCGGATGGTAGTGGCACTGGCCCTGTCACCATCGTGGTGGACGACATCACCGATGCTTCCGCCATCGGCAAATCTCTGCTGACTGCCGTCAACGATGGCGATGGGCGTGCAGCAATCGGGGCCGGCACTTCCAATCTGCAGTTGGGCACCACCGCAACCACCGCCAAAGCGGGAGACTATGCGCCTGCCTGGGGCGTCTGCCCGGTCGGGGCGGCGCGGGTCTGCCAGGCTTCCATGCTCCGCGCAGTAGCGCCGCAGTCGTTGCACTCTGGACCGCGTGTGCCATCGCCGCGAAGCCAGCCCGTGGGATCTACCTCGCCACCGCAGAAGGGGCAGGGTGCTGGCTCAACATCTCTGCCTGCCTGCTCTACCGATGCAGGCGCGTCACGAAGCGGTGTGCCGGCCAGGCCCTTGGCGGCCAGGTAGTTGGTGGCGCGCGCCACCAGATTGCTGTCCGGGGCATGCCGCTTCAGGGAAGCGGCCAGCATGCGAACCAGCATTGCCAGTTCCTGGGTACGTTGTCCCTCGGCGCGGCCGATGTCGTAGAACGGACGAAGCCAGTGATCCTCCGCAGGCGGCTGGCTGGCCTGGGCGCCGAAGGCTAGCGCGCCGGTGATGGCGTCTGCGATGACCTGACGCTGGTCGATCGCCGACTGGGCAGGCATGTCATTGCCGTGCGCATTGCAAATCGCCGCCATGTTGCGTAGAGACTCCAGCAACTCTTCCTTGTCAGGGTTTATTCCGGTGTCATGGCCGATGGCTTCCCATGCTTCCAGCACGGTGATCACCTCCGACCGGAAACCGGAGTACCAGAGTTTCACGGCATCTTCCTTGGCAAGCGGGTAGCTGAGGCCTGTGGCGATCAACTGGTCTTCGGACGGCGGCGCATGGTCCTTGATCATGGCCAGCAGGCTCTCGGCTGAGGAGTGAACGTCGTCGAGGTCCGTTGACCAGCGCTGCGGGCTGGTGTCGTGGATGTTGTCCAGGGCGTCGACGATGCCGCGCAGGCGGGTGGCGCACTGCTCGATCAGTTGGTGTTGGGTAGATGACATGGTGGTGTCTCCGGTTGCTCCGGCGCCGGCGGCCGGCAGCGGAAGCATTTGCACAGGCCTATCCGTTGGCCCGTGGTGCGGCAGATGGTGGGGCGGTTCATTGCGTTGCTCCTTTGAGGGCTGCGTCGATGATCCTTTCGATCTCGTCGCAGTGGTCGTAGATGTCATTCGGGTGAGTGCCGTTATTCAAGCCGCTGACCATGTTCACGAGGTCGCGGGTAAGTGGGCGGAGATTCCCGTCGACCTCGGCTTGAACGGCATGTAGCGCTCCCCGCAGCGCATCGTTCTGCGCCCTCAGCCGGTCGCGCTCTTCGGCTCTACGCTTGGCGGCCTCGCGCCAATACCCACATCCGCCTGGATGCTCGGTGCATGCGGATAGTTCGTCGAGCAGCCTTTCGTTCTCCGCCTTGAGCCTGTCCCGCTCTTTCCTAGCATCATCGCGTGCTTGGCAGAGCGCCCTAAGTTCGGAGCTATCGCGGCCATGCTGAGCAAGCAAGCCGTCGATCTCGTCCAGCATGGCGAGGATGGTCTTTGGGTTGGCGGCGGAATCGAATAATTCCCAAGCAGAGGAGATCGGCTCATCCTCGCTCCGCTCAATTCGGATCACTTCTTCAGCCAGCCTCCGCAGCTCTGCGTGGTCGGTCATACGTGCGTACCTCGAAGTCCAGTTGCTACCCAGTAGGGCGTTCCGTTGCATTCAACGAGACCCTTGCGCTTGAGCCTATTCAAAGCCTTGCTGATGGTCGGCCTGTCTTCGCCGATGGCGTGACGCATAGCCCATGCAGTAGAGCCCTGAATTTTGCGGAGATGCTCGAGCACTTTGTCGTCGATAGGATGGTCAGTCATTCACTTCACCTCGATTCCGGCTTGCTGGAGGGCTTCGGTCACGCGCTCAAGGCAGTCGTTGAAGCCGGCAGATCTTGGGTTCTCATCGTCTCCGGTCGAGTTCAACGGATCGCGACGCTCCGGCAACTCCACCCTCAGAGCCGCGCGGCTGGCTTGCCATATCCTCCAGCGCTTGACGCATTCACCGATAGCCAAAGGATCCTCTTCTTCGGGAACGCAGTAGCCGAACTCAGCGTGGTGCCATGCTTCAAACTCTTCTCTCATGTCAGGCACGGTCAGGACTCCTTTGGTTGGCCACGCAGCCGGTCGGCCAACTCCATCTCGGCGTAATAGGCGCTCATGCTTTCGGCATCGTTGAGATTCAACGTTCCGTAGACATGTCGGTTGTAGAATTGCGTGGTGCCTAGGCAAGGCTTCGACAGGTTCAGGGTGTAGCCGCGCTTGTCGGCCAGGAACTTAGCGACCGCGGCGGATCGGCTCATGCCTGCCTGGCAGTGGACGATGATCGGCTCATCGCCGCACTCGTTCACGAAGTCGTGGATCTGCTTGGCGTCAATGTGGCTGAATACCCGAAAGCCATCGCTTCCCAAGTACCCGTCGACGTCATCAAACTCCACCCGGAGAACGCGTTTGTGATCGCAGGCAAAGGCATACCAATCGCCCTTGCTGCCGATGCTGATCACGTTGCTCGGTATCTCGACCTTGCTGGCATCCACGGCGGAGAGGAATGTCACCTCCCGCCTGTTCATTGCTTGCTCCATCTGCTCAACTCCTGTCCTTTCTGTTCTGTCTGCTCGTATAGGTTCTGGAAGTCCCCGACTATCCGGAAGATGCCGAAGACGATCAGCGCGATGATCAGCAGCGCGACTAGTGTTTCGTTGTCGTTGTCCACGGTTAGTCCCTCACTTCAATGCCGGCTGCGCGCAGCAGCTTCACCATCTCTGCGCGTTCCTTCTGTTGAGCCTCGACGTCAACGACGCCGCGACCATCGCAAACGTGGCACCAGCGACGCTCAAGGTCGTAACCTCGGCAGGCTGGGCAGGGACGAAATTCGGGCACGTTCATGCCCCCCATATGGGTGTGCGGTTGAATTGTGGCGGCCTGCTGCTGGCGGGTAAAGCCGATGCCGTGATCCCGGAATCGCAGCAGAATCAATGACTTACGATCGAATTAGCTGGCGTGCAGGCCGGCATCAAGCGTCTTGAATGGCGTATTGGGATCGACCATTGAGCCGAGGAAGTCGGGCTGCGGCTTCACGACTCGGCGCGTGACCGTCTTCCGGCCTTCCGGGATGGCTCGAACCATCGGCCCGCTGAATAGGATCGGACGTTCTTTCATGGCTGCACCTGCTGCTGTGAGCGGTTCCAGGGATGCCGGCGCCCGGGCTTGGGCTGCTGGCGCGGGGAGAGGAGAGCGTCGCGCAGGCTCATGCCGGCGGCGACACGGCGGCGGACGGTCGTTGCGTGGACCGGGCTCTGGAAGTGCTCCACCAGTTCGGCGATGGTCCCGGTCACGCCGTCGACCGTGAAGCGTCGGCTCTCGCTCCAGCGTTCGTGTGCACGCTCCAGTGCTGCGGCCTGCGCCGGTGTGCAGCGCCCGCGCTTCTGCTCGTTCGCACGCTGGTGGTCGGCTGAGCATCCGCGTGCCGGCCAGGTGATCTCCGGCATCAGGGTCAGCATTTCGCGGAATACCCAGGGGCCGATGCCCAGGGCCAGCCGGGTGGCGCGCCGGGAAAGCCCGCGCGCGGCGGACTCCCGTATGAACTGCTCAGTGTTCATGCCGCCACCTGCTGCGGACTCGGGCGTAGCCGCCGCTTCCATGGGTCGTTCGCCCGGGCGTATGCGGCCATCGTGTTCGGGCTCACGCTGTTGCCGCACATGTGGACCTGCTGGGATAGAGTGAACCGCTGCCCGTTGTGGCCCCGCTCGATGATGTAGCTGTCGGGGAAGCCCTGGGCGCGGTACAACTCACGCGGTTTCAGCATCCGCAATCGGATGTCGACGATCACGTAGGGGCTGCCGCTGATCCACACGGTGACCAGGGCCAGCCGGTCCTTGGTGGTCACGGTGCTGACCGGCTCGTCCAGCGGACGGATGTTCTCGCCCATGCCGTGGTACTTCATTAGGAACGCCGCCACCCACACGGCGCCGTCCAACTGCTCGGGTGTGAGGCTGCCGGCGATCATTTCCGGCGTGACCAGCATGTGGTGACCGCCGGTTGCCACGGTAGGCGCCGGCTGGTCCGCCGGCGTGCTGCTGTGGCCGGTGGTATTCGTCACCAGCAGGGCGCTGACCAGGCCGTGGTGCTGCCCACCTGCGCTGACTGTGTGCAGCGGTTCGTCGGCGGCGCGCGCGTCGCAGTTACCGCGCAGGTGCAGCAAGTGAGCGGTGACCAACTGCTGCTGGCTGCCGCTGTTCGTGACCGTGCTCATCGGCGCGTCGGCCGGCCGGCTGAAGGTCGTGTTGTAGCCGCCGTTCATCTGGGCGAGGAAGGCAGTGGCGATGGCGCGATGGTTTTCGGCTACAACGGTGCCCATGGGCTGGTCGACCGAGACGGGCTTACCGGCGTAGCTGGGGCCTCCGGCACCCACCAGAACCGCGCTGGCCATGCCCAGGGCGTGCGCCGCTCCGGCCGGGCGTTTGCACTCACCGCCGCTTGTGATCGTCGGCATCGGCTGGTCGACCGGGGCGCCGGTGGCGTCGAAGCGGAACTTGACCAGGTGAGCGGCAGCGACCGCGTGCTTGATGCCGCCGGCGACCACCGTGCCGAGGGGCTTGTCGAGCCCGGGGACGCGGGGCGCCTGGCCGTCGCGCTCGCCGTAGCCGACTTGGATCAGCGTTGGCGTGGCAACGGAGAAAGCGCCACCCTTCGGCCAGGCAGTGATGGTGTTCAGCGGCTGGTCAACCGGATGCACGGCTTCGCGCGACCAGTTCGCGATCGGCACGATGAAGGGCTTGGCGCGCTGGAGCACTTCTTTCTCGATACCCTTCGCGATGCGGCGCATGGTGGCCTCCGCCAGCGGCTTCTTCCGGTTGCGGATCGACTGGCCGAGGTCGCTCCAATCGATGCACTCTGCTGCCGTGCGGTACGGTTTCAGCCCCTTGCCGGGCTTCGCGGCATGGGTCTTCTCCGCCGCCACAGGCTCGAAACCGCCGTCGGTGGCCACCAGGTACAGGCGCTGGCGAGTGGTCGGGTCGCCGTAGTCGCAGTTGCGCTCGACCCAATAGTCGACGTGGTAGCCGAAGCCTTCCAGGGCGCGCAGGAACTGACGCCAGGTGCGGCCCTTGCGTTTCGGATCGGGCACCAGGAACTGCTCGTGCCGCGGCACCCGTTCGCCGGGACCGGCTACAGTGCCGTCGAGGCGCACGACGCGGCCGGTCGACTTGTCGCGTTTGGCGATCAGCGGGCCCCATTGAAGGATTTGCTTCACGTTCTCCAGGCTGATGACCCACGGCCCGCGGCCGAGCTTGTGGAGCGTGCCAGCCCATTTGATCACCACCCAGCTTAGGTCGCGGATCTCCTTCTTCCGCGGCTGGCCGCCTGCGGCTTGGCTGTGATGCCGGCAGTCCGGGGAGGCGTGCAGCCAGCCCACGGTCTTGCCCTTCGTGCTCGCGATGGGGTCGATACCCCAGACATCGGTCGGCAGATGCTCGGCGTGCGGGTGGTTTGCCTCGTGCATGCTGATCGCCGCCGGATTGTGGTTGATGGCCAGGTCGACCTTGCGGCCCAGGCCCATTTCCAGACCGGTGCTGGCACCGCCGCCGCCGGCGAACAGGTCGACGATAATCGCGTCGTCGGTGTCGTCCAGGGCCAGGCCGTACTGGGTTTTGAAGTCGAGCGGGGAGGGCTTCTTGAGGGAAGTCATGCGGCGGGTTCCTTCTGGATGATTTCAGCATCAGCCTCGAGCAGGGCGAACAGGTCGGGCATGGCCATCTCTTCCTCGGCAGACTTGCAATAGCCGGCACCGTCCAGGAAGTAGCGGGAGTTCAGTTCGTGGGCGCGGGCTCTGCGCTTGAGCTTCAGCGCGCAGTACGGGACGGTCATGATCCCGCCGAAGGGATCGAAGACCAGGTCTCCTTCCATGGAGTACTGCACGATGGCCCGGTCGACGATGTCGAACTGCAGCGGGCACAGGTGCATTTCCTGGCCCTTGCTGTACTGCTGGGCGTTGAGCGTCCGCATGCGGGCGACGTCGGTCCATACGTCCGGGTGCCAGGACTGCGGTGGAAGCAGCATGAAGCCGGTGGGCAGCTTCCCGGTGACCTCCAGCGATTCGCCGATGCGGACGTGGTGCTCGAAGTCGTAGACGGTGGACAGGCTGTAGTCGCGGTACAGCTTGAACATCACGTCGTGCGGAATGCCTTCGAAGTCCGCTTCAGTCAGCGGACGGTTGCCGTTGCTGCGGGTGAAGCCGTGGGCGTCCAACTGCCAGCGTGCCCGGCTGTAGCCGTTGCCGCGGGTGACGGTGAGCTTCTTGTCCATGGCGAAGGGGACGATTTGGCCGTCTTCGTCGATGCACAGAGGCTTTGCCTTGACCACCGGCACGTCGCCGTAGGCGTTGGAGTTGTCGGTGGGCGGCTTGCGGAAGATCAGCAAGTACTCGGGCATGCCGACACCCATCTTGGTGCCGTCCTTGCACTGCTCCGTCCACGAAAGGCGGTAGGTCTGGGCGTTCTCGCGAACCACGTCGGTGACGATGGTCTTCATGCCCATATAGGCCCAGCCATGCTTGACGAAGGCTCGAGTCACTTCCATGTGGAAGGGGTAGACGGTCTGGAAGCCAAGGCCGGTCATTCCGCCGGGAATGATGCGATCCTTCACGTGGATGCAGGCCAGACGCCCGGGGATGGTCACGCGCAGCAGTTCCGGGATCAGATAGTCCATCTGCTCGAAGAAGTGCGCGTTGTCGTCGGTGTGGCCGAAGTCGGCGTAGTTCGGCGAGTACTCGTACTGGGTGCTGAAGGGGATGCTGGTGATGGTCAAGCCGACGCTGTTGCTTTCCATGCGGCGGGTTTCGAGCACGGTGTCGTTGTTGACGATGGTGTAGTCCTTGCCCTTGATCTCGACGCGCTCCACGCCCATGGAGCGGGTGAGGGTCTGTGCCATGGCGGCCACGGACAGGCCGTACTGCTTGATGATCTCGGTCATGCGCTGAACCATGGTGTTGTGCTGCTGCCACTTCCGTTCGAGTTGGCGGCGGATGTCGCGCTCGGCCTCGGTATAGATCAGGTCGATGCGCACGCGGCCGGTCTGCAGGAATCGGTGCAGGCGGTGAATGGACTGGATGAAGTCGTTGAACTTGAAGCCGATGCCCAGGTAGATGGCCCACGAGCAGTGGCGCTGGAAGTTGCAGCCGCTGCCTGCGATCACCGGCTTGGCAGCCAGTTCCTGGAACTCGCCGTCGCTGAACTGGACAATCGCGCGTTCGCGCTCTTCCAGATCCTGGGCGCCGTAGACGCTGACGGCGTCGGGGATAGCGGCCTCGATCGCGTGGCGTTCCGCCTCGAGGTCATGCCAGATGATCCGGTGAGCATCTGGAGCCTCGGCCCGGATCTCCATCAGTTTGGCGATCCTGGCAGGAAGGCTCTCGCGCTTCTCTGCGGCGGCGTCCTGCACGCCAATGGCGGTGTTGCGAAGCAGGCGGCCCTGGCCATTACGCTCATGGCCAGCGTGCGAGTGGTCGGACGGTACTTCGTGCCAGCGGATGTCCAGTTCCGGTAGCGCGTAGCCTTCGTCGCTGAACCCGAGGTCGCTGGGGCGCTGAACGAAGATCGCCCAGGACGCCACCCACATCCAGAACTCGCCCTCTTTGTGGGCATGGATGGTGAGTTGGTCGGCCTTCTCAGAGTTGCGTTTGAAGAACCTGGTCTTGGCCTGGCCGACATCCATCACGCCGAGGAAGGCCGAGTAAGCCAGTAGCTCGATGTATTCGTTCGGGCTTGGCGTGGCAGTGGCCACGTACCGGTACCGGACGCCATCGCCGCGGATGCCGGCGGCGCGATCGTCACCAGCGAACAGAGCCATGAACTCGCGGAACGTCTTGCTGCCGCCGAAGCCGCGAAGGCAACTGGCTTCGTCCAGGCTTGCCACGCTGAACCGGCGAGGGTCGAGCTTGCCGTCGCGGACGGTCTCGTAATTGGTCAGGTAGATGGTGGTGGGGTCGTCTACCTCGTCGAAACTTCGGATGAACCGGACGGTGATGCCGAGCATCGCGGCGTCTCGGTAGAACTCCTGGCGCACACCCAGCGGGATGGTGATGAGCGCGTAGCCGCCGGCCAGGTCGCGGGTGACGCGCACCACTTCAAGCTGCATTACCGACTTGCCCAGGCCGAAGGCCGCGAAACAGGCCGCGCGGCCTTGGCGCACCAGCCAGGTGGCGATGGCTCGCTGGTGCGGCTTGAGCAGGGGATGGAAGGCCGATGGCTTCACCTCGAAGCCTTTCGGCTCGGCGAGACGGACCTTGGCTCGCAAGAAGTCTTCATAGGCGGTCATGCTGTTTCCTTGGGGAACGGCACGCACCGGACGC